CGTTCATACAGATATGGAAATAAAGCATTTGAGCCGTAGCAGGAATATCCAAAAAAGCATCACTCTCAATTATTTTTGCGCTGAACATTCTTTTTTCTGCCATTTAGAACTCCTTACTCAAAAATAGGCTTCTCAATATAGATTCCGGTGTTTTCCACCAGTTCTCTCCACAAGTCCATAAAATCTTTTCCGTTGCACTTGTCTCCTGCTTTGTCCATGTGGTCAGAAAACTTATCCTTGAAATTCGTCAGCTTCTTCTTACTAAATCCATCTTCCATAAGAATTACCATTCCATATAGGATGTACCTTGTGGACAACTCATTGATAAGGTTGTTACATCTGACCTGTTCCCTGATGCATTTCTGCGCTACAACCGACTTGTAATGTGGATAATCAGCTTCGGTAAATTCCTTGTACTCAATCGTCCAGTCTGCAAAATCGTTAAGCCTACTCTGTAACTCCGTATAAGGCTCATTCTCGTACTTTTCGTTGTACTCGGTGAATTTACCGCAGAAGTCATAAAGCTTCGTCTGTGAGTACTTGTAGTCTTTCCACAAGGTATAGCAGAACAGTGTCAGTATTCCGGTAAATGGGCTTCTCTCCGCAGACTGCTTCAAAAGTTCTGTCTGCCGCATGATTTTCAAAATTTCCTGCGGATTGTCATATCGTTTTGGCATTTTATGTATCACCTCTTTTCAAGTTCTGGCTCTTTCCTTTTGCAATGAGTAGCACCGTATTCTGATTTTCCTACATATTCGTAGCAATCAACACATTTCCATCTACCACTTTGATACGGTTTGTGAGTACGTCCGTTGATTGAGTGCATTGTGTTTGGGTACTCATTCCAACAGCTACAATCGTAATTTTTTTCGCTCATGTAATCTTCTCAAATTGCTTTAACAGGCATTCCTTACAAAACTGTACACCGTCAAACTCGTAAAGTTCCTCTACCTCTTCCTTACAATCATCGCAATACAAATGTTTCACATTTATGTTCGGGCACCTATTGCCGAGACATGGATAAGCTTCAGTTGCACATCCGCAGCATTCACCTTCGTATTTCACCATTTTCTGAAAAACTCCTTTAATTTATTGCAGACTTGCTGAAATCTATACTTAAATAAGTATTTTTTAAAAGATTCAGTTCCATATTGATAGCAAAGATACATAATTTGTTTTTGAGTAGAAAGAGATTCATAAAACTCCTTGTCAGTTTCTTCAACGTATTGTAAAAGTACTTCATAGTCTGTTTTATTCATTACTTTCACCATCCTTTTCTCCATGCAAAAGTTCCATAAACCGAACAAATTGTCTTTGCGACACGGAATTGTTCTGCTTCTCAGGCTTCAAACTGATGACCAGATGCTTGTCGGCAATGTTCGCCAGTTCCCTTGCAAGGTTGATTTTGCCTTGTGCCAGTCCATCACGGTAACCTTTTCCCGGTCGGTACTCTGCGATCTGCTTCTTTCCATCACCTTGACCGCCTGCTGTCTTGTTGCGAAGTTGGTAACCCTCGTCTGCATAACGTTTAATCCAGTACTGCTCCCACTTGTCCAGTTCTTCTACCGGATAATTTAGGAATCCGATTTTCCAACCGTATATATTATCCGCAGAATATAATCCGTGGCTCTTCATGGATAAATCAATGTGCTGGTATCCGTTAAGATGCCCTGCCAGTCTTTGGAGTAGGTGTACCGCCTGTCCCACATACGCAAATCGGAAACCATCCTCGTCTGTTCTTGTCAGAAAGTAAATTCCACTTCCATCGTCTACGTGTGGATTAACCGCCAGTATTCTTTCACGATTCTTTCTCTCTATGGATTTTGCTTTTGCTATATTCTTCCAATCAGCCAACCACATCACCGCCTATTCTTCTAAAACGCTCATATCATATCCGCTGGCAACAAAACTTATTGTTTTTTCATGGTTACATCTGTTTCCCAAATATGTGTATATTTTTTCCATATCTTTCTCTGAAAAAGTAGTACCCAAAAAATCATTTATTCCTTGCAAAATGAATTTATGGAATTTGTCATTGCTCTTTTTAGTGCTGTATGGTTCTGTTTTGTATGCTGCCCTTGAAAGCCATTCCAAAACTTTACACTTCACATCCATTTCTGTATTACAATCTTTCAATATAAAATATGTGTTGCTTTCGATATGTGCTATAAATTCTACTTTGATTGTTACAACACTATTCGGAAAGCAATTCATAAGTTTAGATATTAAACTCCACTCAATCAAAACGGGCACTCCTTTCCATTCCGTAAAATCCATTCCTTGCCTGCTGCCGCATAGTCCACATTCGCCAATGGAGCAATCTTTTTTACCTCTGCGACACATTCTTTGGCATCAGAATTATCACGGCTTAAATGGCACAATATGACGTTCTGCAGGGCATCTGATTTGTTCGCAATGACAAATTCTTTTACCGTTTCCAGTTCCATATGACCACGGTACACATGGGATTTCTTAGCATCGTTGGAATCCTCTGCAATGTACTTCTTTTGATAGTTACATGAAATAAGGATGTGGTTTACTTCATGGAACCGCCACTTAACAAATTCCGTGTCGGTGACATAAAGCAATTTTCCCATTTCCGGGTGAGTAATCAAAAATCCATAACAAGGGCATTCTGAACCATCAGCGTTGGTATGTGTCCACTTACCATCCAGTGTAGTAAGATCAAATGCCATTATTTTTCCACCAGTAAAGCATATTTCCATAGGTTCTAAACTCTCATATGGCTTAAATACTGGTATTCCCATGTGTTCAAGTTCTGATACGGATAATGAGTGGTCTTTGTGCGTATGGGTGCATATCGCACCCACAACGCACTTAATATCCCAGTTAAGACCACGTTTTATGTCCATGATAGGAAGTCCTGCATCCAGTAAAAGTGTTTCACCGTTATCTGCCGTTAGAAGATAGCAGTTACCGGAAGAACCGGAACCTAAACATTTTAGTTTCATATTGCTATTCCTTTCTTTGCTTCCAAACGGCACCAACAATCAATAAATCTTTCTTCGTCCTCTTCCTTTGATACAAGATATTTTCTATATTTTGAAATCAGTGGCTTCATAGAATCTTTGTAAACATCTGTATTTATATAGTTCCATATATCCATATAAATAGTATTAAATTTACAAGATGGCATATATTCCCATACATCTTCATTTACAATTTCAACCTTATTATTCAATGGAAGTTGATCTTTTACTAAAGCTATAACTTCTTCTGATTTCTCAACAACAATAATCCTTTCAACATTACTTTTATCTTGTATTGCCAAAAGAATCATTCCAATTCCAAGACCACCAATAAGAACATTGCCATGAGCGTTTATGACAAATTTGGAATTTGTACGCTTTTCCATATATGTGTCAGACATTACAACTTCATTTTTATGTAAAAGACGTACATATTTTCCAACACTAATTCCATGAATAAACGCATACAAATTATTAGGAGTTATTTCAAATTTTTCAATTCGGAAATCTCCACACTGTCCTTCTTTTAAAACTCTATACATATCTGTATACATATTATTCAACCTCTACTTAAAGCAATCCGGTGTCTCTGCGCTGGCAATGTCCGTCTCTGCGGTCTGCGGCACTTCCTCAAATGTTGCGTCAGGAAACTCGATATTGTTTGCATTTGCCTGTACCTCTTCTGCCACAACTTTTTCCACATCAAGTTTCACATCGGAAACATCAGGAAATTCTTCCTGTGCATACAAACCTTGGAATTTATCCGGAAAAGCTTCTCTTAATGCCTGTACAACAGCAACTTTTCTTATCATTGTTGCAGGCTTTTTAGACCATTGATTGTTGATTGTTCCATCTTTTTTTCTTCCAACATATTCATCGAAAGATACTGACTGGTACTCCGGTGTCTCTCTTCCTTTGATAAACACTTTCGCCCAACCGCCTACAATGGTTTCGTCTTTAAGGACAAAAGAGCCTTCTCTTTCTTCCACGGAACCATCTTTCTTCTGAACAATAATTCCTGCTTTTTTTCCTGCATAATTCGGATTTGCATCGGCTCTTTTTGTAAAAACATCTTTTCCGGTAACAATCGTAGCAGGATCATTGTTTCCAAACTTAATGAGGTATGCTTCTTTCAAAAAGGGATTGAGATGCTGGTATCTGCAAAGAGACATAAACATCATTACTTCCTGATCTGATACGTTTCCGCCACCGCTTACAAGGTACTTTCTTACCGTTGTTGGGGAAATCTTTACAATTTCCCCATTTGATTCGTATTCCACAATTCCTGTGTTTTCCTGCTTCTTTTCTTCTGCCATGTTTCTACCTACCTTTCTACTTTCTTAAGTCCTTTAATGTTAATGATGAATACCTGTGTTGTCTTGGGATTCTGAATCAATGCAAGTGTTTTGTCGTGAATATTTCTGTAACAATCGTCGTGCTTTTCAATTCTCAAAACCTTGTAGTTATCTTCTGTGCTAACGGCTGAACCATAGATAAAATTCTGTTTGTATCCATTAAGACCGCTCCATTTACCGTATGTTCTGTACTGCTTACCAGAATCTGTGACCTTTACGGTATCTCCCACGCAGATTTCGTCTTTCTTCTCCGGCTTGTAGTTTTCGAGGACAACGTACTCTTCGTGCCATAATCCAGTATCTCCGTCAGAATTTTTGCAAATACATCCTGATGTCGTAACATAAGTTACTTTGAAAATATCTCCGTTTTTATAAGAAGGAATAGCAGGTTTCGCATTAACAACTTTGACGTACTCACCAATTTTAGCTTTTCTTTTCACCTCACCATCATCAGGCTTTGCATCTTCGCCCATCAGCCGATTAAAAGCCAACTTAGCACCAGTCCGGAAATCAAATTCATCAGCCGGATTGCATTTTGCTTCTGCTTTCTCTCCAGTGGTCTTGTCCAGTGCAACTACTTTGTTGTCGTTGCGGTAGATGACAATGGTTTCCTGTTTTGCTTTTCTTACCAAATCAAAATATTTTTCTTCAACCGTAAATACTTCCCCAACACTGCATGACCCTTTTATGATTTTTATATCCATCGTATAGTCTCTTAATTCTGTAACAATGGCTTCTCTTACAACAGATGTGGTAGTTATGGTATAATTTTCATCTGCTTTTTTGTTTGGTTTAACCACATCTCCAACATGGAATTTATGTTTCATACTTATTCCTCGCTAGTATAATAATGGTGTAGTCAATCAAGACTACTTGGTTAATAAGTTTCTATAAATCAGATAACAGAAGAAGGAATTCTTCCTTCATCAGATGTTATTAATGACTAGCATGTCTGACGGCTCCTGATAGACACCCAATAAAACATAAGGTATTATCTCTAAGGATAGGACAAAGAATGTATTCCTCCTTGGGAAGTCACTTCTGTGACTGATACCTACAAAAAAGTCAATTAGTCCATTCGACAGGGTTTTATGTTTTAGCTGGTTGGGAGCCGGTAGGCAATACCCGAATAACGCGCTAGGTTGTGTACCTGCCAGATTGGAAATGGATTCCTATCCGAAAGGAGCTTATCCACATGTCAAACAATGTTATTTTTAATTTCGATGAATTATTCATCTCCGTTGGTATTGATGTCGGTGCCGACTTCTCCTGGATGTCGATTGTACTTCCTAACCAACAGTTTGTAGGAAAGCCTTACAAAATCCTACACAATAGCATGAATTCCCTTGCTTTGGCTGTCTCTAAAATAAAAGAAGCAGAAGAGATGTATTCTTTGGAAAGTCGCATTTTCCTTGAATCCACGGGAATTTATCATTACCCACTCTTCTGCTATCTTCGTGATAAGGGTTTTAACTGCTCAGTTATCAATCCTATCATCACAAAGAATAGCACAAATATCAATATACGAAAAGTACATAATGACCGTTTTGATTCTAAAAAAGCTGCTTTAGTTGGCTTAAAACCTGATTTAAAAGTTTCTCTTATGCCATCTGACCTTGCTTTGAACTGTCGCAATCTATGCCGTGAATACTACGATTTGATGGACAGCCGTAATGCTTACGTGAACAAGCTTATTGGCGAACTGCGTATGGTTTTCCCTCAGTATCTTGGCATTTTTTCCAAGGTTACGATTGATACGTCTCTTATCTTGTTGGAAACTTACACATCTCCATCTGCCTTTATTAACGCAGACAAACAAGAGATTATTGATCTCATCAGGTCAACAGCTCGTTTTGGACTTACATACGCTTGTAACAAGTATAATGCCATTATTCAGGCTGCTAATGATGCAGACGAGTTCGGTTACATCCTTGACAGCAACATCAAGAGAATCCGTCTATATATTGGTTTTATCCGTAAATATGATGAAGAAATCAACAGCATTCTGGAATCCATGCATGAGCTTGTTGCCGCTAATGAGGATACCGATTTTGTGAAACAGATTCGCCTAATTGAAACATTCAAAGGGGCTGGTTTCTTGTCCGCTATGTCCCTTATGGGAGAGATTGGTGATTTTTCTGCATTTTCAAAACCAAAACAACTTTTTGCTTACTTTGGTCTTGATCCAGCTGTAAAACAGTCTGGAAAATTTGAAGGTACTAAAATCCAGATGTCGAAAAGAGGCTCTGCCATAGCAAGACGGGTTATTCACACACTGACCTTGCAAAGTATCAGTGCTTCCCGTACCGGTGAATCAAAAAATCCAGTACTCCGTGATTACTATCTCAAAAAGTGTGAATCAAAACCAAAACTAGTTGCAATGGGAGCTGTTTCACACAAGGTATGCAACATGATATTTGCAATCCTTCGAGATAGCAAACCTTTTGAAATCATTACACCGCAGGAACATATAAAAAAATACAACGCTGCTAAATGCGACGTAGCTGCGTAAAATAATACCACCTACTGAATCAATATCTTTTTTGAATGATATTTTCCCCAAGGGGTAAGCACGCCCTTTTTTAAAGAAAAATATTTTTCATTTACCTATTGACATTTATTAGCTGGACTTTCCGGCTCGTTCATAAACTTGCCAAATTCATCATTTTTCACTTTTACATCAGCCTTGCAAATCTCCTTAATGCTCTTAGGCATTACATTCCATGTGACATCAGTACCGGAAATCTTTCCCTTGAATTTCAATGCTCCACGGTCTGTCAGACCCATGTAAACCCCCGTGTAGCATTTGCCCTCTGCGTTAAAAACCACGGTGTCACCGACATTGATCGTTTCACCGTTGGTTGTCAGAACGGAAATTACTGTCTCTTTCTTAATCTGCATTTACTTTTCCACCCTTATCCTTTCCTCAAATAAGATACTTCCTACTCTTGCACCAAATACAAAGAAAACTTTTTCTATTCCATATGTTTCATTTATAGTGCTTGCAAACGGTTCAGTTTTCATGGCACGTACAATAGCCCGTGAAAGATCATCTGCGGATATCGGCACTTTCTTGTTCAAATCATAATCAGGCATACTACATTTCCCTCACTTTCAACTCTTTGTCATCACTTCTGCGGAACATAATCAACTGGCTGTCAATCTGCGGTATTCTCCAAGTGTCAAGGCTCTCGGTATCGTCAACCATGATAGGCAATTCCACACCGCACCGCTTCTGAAACGCTCTACAAATGTCGATTTCCGTCAGAATCTTTGCACCGTGGTTCATGTTCCGGCTGTACGGTTCTCCCTTGTAGATAAAGTCGCAACATTCCTCGGTATCACCGTTCACAAGCGGTCTGAACATCTTAACGTGGCAGAACTCCAAATACTCGTTCACATCAGCTTCCAACAGTTCATTCTTTTTCCGGCTGAATTTCTTTAACAGGTCAAGTTGTGCCTGAACATCTGTAATCTTCTGTGCAATATCTCTTCTCTCCTGTTCCAGTTCTGTGATACGCTTATCCACACTCTCGTTAATGCTTACACTCGCCAAAGACTTATCAACCACAGAAATATCATTGCGGATCTGCTCTTCATCACCTTTTAACTGGATTCTAAGAAGATTCATGTCAGTGAATTTGTGCATGGCAGCTTCTTTCTCTGTAATCTGTGACTGGACAGCTTTGTATTCTTCTGTGTTGGAAATATCCACGCTTGCCGGAATGGAATTTAAGGCATTATCAGCAATGGCAATCTCTTTTTCCAACCGCTCAACTTCATCCTCGGTCTTTTTCAGTTCCTCACGCTTATGCTCCAGTTCTGCCTGGTCCGCTTTGATATGTTCAGCGCAGGAAGAACCCTCTTTAGTAATCAGTTCCAATTCATGTGCCTTATGCGTATCAAACTCCGTTCTTAACTGCTCTTTCTTCTCTTCCGGATATTCCTGTCCACAGTAGGAGCAAATCAGAGAGTTTTCATCAAATTTAAGGCTTTTATTCAAATCCCAACTCTTCTTCAAATCCTGTCTCTTCTGCTCATACTGTTCAATACGCTTTTCCAGTGCAGTGACCTCTTCACGAATGGTATCTGCCTTAAGCAACTCCTTCTGATGCTCATTCTGAATCTGATTCAGTGTTGTGCGTTTCTCTCGCCTATCAGCATCCAGTTTTTCATTTGCTTTCTGCTGTAATGTGCTCAACTGACCTTTTAACTCAATGATTCCATCTGAAAGCTTGTCGTACTCTTTCATACTCTTCTGATTGTCGTTCTGCTGCTCAATGTTGTCATTAAGCTTTTCCAACAGTGCATTCTTCTGTAATTCCAGTTCCGCAAGGTCAATATCTTCTCTACGCTTGCTAACCTCGTCAATTCTTGTTGGTATATCATCCAGCTGATCCTGTAACCCCTTAGAGCCATTTCTGCCCCTTGTGCCGTAAAGCTGTGTGTTGCAACGTTTTTTCAATTCATCAACCGTGCCGTCATGCAGTACAGATTTCAGAGGTGAAAACTCCGGATACATGTCGCAAATATCATCATTACTGTGCTGACCAAACATATCAGCAAGAATTGCTCTCTGATCCGTGCCACCTTTCAGCAGAAGTGTCATGGCATTGATGCAAAGTGAAAACTTATCTTTTCCGCATACACTCTCTTCCAAAAACGCTTCAAAATCTGCTGCCTTTTTTGGAATATCATTCACATAGTAATCCGTGACATTTCCGGTAAACTCGCCTTTCTTATTGAAGTTCTGACGGCATACTTTTTTCAGAACCTTGTCTGTACCGTCAATCTCCACGGTAACTTCTGCGGTAATATCTCCGTCAATGTCATTGCCGTCCTTATCGTGCGGTCTGATTCCGGTGATTTCTCTGCCGTTCTCGTCACGGCATCCAAAAATATACTGAATTGCTCTTTTGATCGTGGACTTACCTGTTTCATTTACACCGGAAACCTCTGTCCGGTCGTATAAATCAGTGTCCACTACGTTAGAACCATAGAATTTGCAGAAATTCTGCAAAAATATGTGCTTAATCCTCATTTTTCCTATCCTCCCAAAGATATAAATACAGTGAATTTACAAACATATAGATTGATACCGGCTTGTCTGTCTCATTGATCTCCTTGTATAGATCTGTGTTTGGGTTCATCTTATCAACAACCCACTTGATCGCCTGGTACACGCTTTTTTCATTTGTGCTGTGTTCCTCCCCGATAATCCGGTAGATTTCAGACAGTCTTCTGTTTCGGTTCTCAAACATCAGCGTTTCAACCTCGATGATGTACTGGAATCCCGGCAAGTACTGTTTCAGCCCCAGTTCTACCAAGATTTTTCTTATCTTCCTTTCCATTTCCTCATTCCTCCGGATTTCAGTCTTCTGTTACGTGGATTATATTATCTTCACCGATATACAAGATTCCTGCATCTAACAATCCTGCAATCAAAATCTCATTCGCACGGACGATAGGGATAATTTCTTTCTTCAACATGGAAATACTCCTTTCTTACCCATTTTTTCATTCCTGTTTCACGGTTCACCAGTCGGTAGTAAAATGATGTTTCACGGTCGATTTTCCACTCTTTAGGATTAAAGAAAAATCTTCCGATTACTCCTTTGACCGTAAACCGCCTTTTGGCACTCATACATCTTCCTCCGCAAGTTTGGCATACTTCCAAGTTGAAACATTATAGTATCCGTCAGCAGAATAAGATGTACAACCTCTGTCCCATGCAAAAACAATATTATTTTCGTATCTTGCGAAATGTCTTTTTTCCCACCGTCCATCTTCTGAATCTCTCACCAGAATTTTCGTATCCACATGCACTTTCGACCAATCCACCGTAGGCTCTACATATTCCTGTTCTAACCATGCCCTAAATTTTTTTCTGCAGTTGTTGCAACTGCTCCATGCGCAATCATGGCAATTAATAGCAAAGCAATCGCTCAATCTTCCTCTCTTATCAACAGTTATTTTAATGTCTTTTGCAGCCATATCAATAATCTGTTCCGCATACTTCTCTCTGTTCGTCATTTTCCGTTCATCCTTTCCAGTTCTGCGCTCCTAGTTAATATCCAGTCTGCGTAGTCACTTAATTCTGTTTTAGTCGTTGCATTTTTCTCACCGTGGTAAACCATGAGGGCAATTCCTACATCACAGTACTTTTCAAACAATTCCGATAAATAGTCGGCTCCCACATGGATATTGCCGTCTATGGAGTAGATGTCCGTCACTCCCAAACGCTCCATGCGCTCTTTATGCCATCTGTCAGAAATCTGCATCAGTCCTTTGCAACCACCGCTTTCCACATCCGGTCTGCCAGAAGATTCTTTCTCGATCATTGCCATAAGCAGTTCCGGGCAGATGCCGTATTCCTCACCGTACTTGACACATATCTCCTGTGCTTCTTCCGAAATAAATGAGCCTTTAGGCTGTGCCGTGGAAGTAAATGTGATGGAGAGTGCTATTATAATAGGAAGAAACAGCTTTATTGTTGTTCTCATGCGCTTTCCTCCTCGATAGGTTCAATGCCAATCTCTTTCAGCTTGTTATACAAGAACATTCTGCCTTTTTGCGTCCATACGGTAAGTGGCTTTGTTCCGGTGCTTCCGTCATGTTTAACATAATCATTTGTCTTTGTTCTCACATAACCCTTGCCCTGAAAGTCTGCATACAATATCCACTGGTCACCTACTTTTCTCTGAATGCCGGCTGTTCTTAAAACTGAATTGAACCTCACCGCACTCATTCCGTAGTCCTGCGCAATTTGTGTAACCGTCATGCAGTCGTTGGAAGAAAGAATTTTGTCTACATAGTCAACTTTCGGTGTCATATCGGTAATAACGGCATCCATCTGTTGCACTGTGGTCTGCAACTGCTTAACCTCTTCCTCTTTCTGCGCAAGCATCCTCTGTGCTTCAACAACCGCCAGTGCAATCAATTCCTGTCCAGTAGGGATATGTGCCTTAATGGAATCTTCCATTTCGTGGAAACGGTCAATGTACTTTGCCGTAAATTCTGTTCCCCTAACTCCGGTCATCTTATGTGCTATGAACTCGCAGCCTTTCTTCGTTACCATGTAACAAGGCTGTGTCTTGTTTTGGCTGTTCTGATAGGTACTTTCTGTAAAGAAATCGGACTGGGAAATATTCCCCTGTCCTAATTGCTCATAGTATCTTCTGATATCTTTAAGCAAATCGTTATGCTGTTTACCTACCATTTCCGCTACTTCCACGGAAGATATTGTTTTCTGCTCTAACTCGTTCATGTTTCTCCTTTCTGTGGTATACTCTCCTATAAGGAGGTGAAATAATTTGGATTCTAAAGAATATGCATCCGCTTATGCTATTGCTAAAATCTGTGGATATACCGGAAATTTTGATGATTTTAAGAACTTGTACACCCAATACTATTCAGAAATCGTCAATTCTTTACCGGATCCAGTTTTAGACAAGGTAGAAGCCATCCAGAATCCATTTCGGATGCAGCGTTAATTTTTGATTACTTTTAACGCTTCGGTGAGATAATTGAGTATTTTACATTCGCTTTGTATTAGCTCAATTTTCTCGCCATCTGCCACATTGTTAGCAATTCCTAAAGCTATTAACTCAACAAATTCTTGTAATGTTCTATGTGATTTGTCTTCTACCATGCAATACGGTTTTTTCATTATTTCATTCGCCTTCCTTTCTTAATGTGATATAAACTATCACAATATGATAGTTTTAACGTAAAAAAACTTCTATTTTCTCATTGTCGGTCATTCCAAGAAAGTTTCCAAGCTCTTCACATTCAATAACCGTAAATGCAACCCTGCCGTTAATCTTTGAATTGAAGGCGGCTACACTCTTTCCGATTGCATTAGCGCACTGATTGTAATTCTTGTCACGCTCTCTGATAATGCCTTTAAGTTTTTGTGTATTCATTCAATACCTCCTTTCTTTCACTCCATGATAGAATAATATCACTGCATGATAGTTTTGTCAATCACAACGTGAAAGTTTTTCTTAAAAAATATTTACAAATCTTTCATGCTGTGATAGAATTATAATGTCATTAAAGTTACGGCAAGAAAGGTGGTGAAAATATGGGTAGCCAATTTTGTGACAGAGTAGCAAACAATATAAAGAAGTATCGAAAAGAAAAAGATATGACTATTAAAGATGTTGCATATCGTGTCGGTATTACAGAAGCAACAATGCAAAAGTACGAAGCAGGAAATATTAAAAAGATTGACATAGAAATGCTTAAGAAAATTGCAGATGCTTTATGTGTTCGCCCCGAGAACCTTACTGAATGGGATAAGGGAGAATACAAAAAACAGCACGAAGAAAATCAAGGAGAACGTTATGCGCATCTCATAAGGAAGTACAACCAACTGTCTGACGGACATAAGCAAGCTGTACTTTCCTTAATTGATAGCCTTATCGAATGTCAGGAATCAAGTAAGATAAACTCCTAGAATGAAATCTTTGATTTCTTGACACTCACAAACTGGGAGGACTTCAAGTATTGAATTTATTTCAATCAGAAGTTCTCCTTTTTCTTTTTCCTTTTGATTTCTTTCCCCCATAGTACACCCCCCTAATCTTTCCGCACTTGGTAGCGATACCTAAATTATAGAACATATGTTCTTAACAATCAATATATTTGACTCACGTTTTTTATTGTTGTAAAATATCAACAAAAGAGGACGGTGAAAACGCCAATAAACACCGCCCTCGCCAGAACTTGATGTCCCTCGTTTCAAGGGATGTTACAAGTGTATCATGTGAAAGGGGGACAATAAACATGATAAAAAAAGACCGAATCAAAGAAATATCGACACATCTATCAGTCAACCGTACTAATTATATGTTAAGTTTTCGTGGTAATCTCCACGAATTTCTTAATGAGCCGGACATGACGGTTTACAAGCTTGCAGATGAAGCTAATTTGCCTTATTCTACGCTTAATTCACTACTATACGGTAATTCTAACGACACAAAGCTATCGACCGCTGTTGCGCTTGCTAGAGCCTTTGGAATCAGCGTAGATGAAATGGTAGGCTGTGGTACTATGGAAGATAAGATGTTAGAATCTGTCAAGATATGCCGCAGTCTGCCGGAACACTCTCTGTACCTTATCCGTTACTTCATACGTCACCAAGATAAAATCTATTCCAGTATTGAAAAATCGCACAAGTATATTTCTGTCCTTAAACCGCAACTTGTGAATGGAATTATAGCCACCACAAACGCTGTAGAACCTATTTGCATAGACAACTTACCGGAAGATGTAAAATCCAAGACTTATATCGGTTTGAAAATTCCCTGTGACTACTATATGCCGTTTTATCTGCCTGGGGAAATTATTCTCCTTTCCGCAGATCGGGAACCACAAGACGGTGAACGATGTATTGTAACAAGTAATGGTGGGATACAAATTGCCGTAAAAACCCATATAATAGAATATGGCGTTAGAAAATGGAGATATGTTTCGCTCATGTCTCCGAACAGTATACTCCCGGAGCACATAATTGATGACATGATAGGATATGTGGTTGGTTTCGTAAATAATGATGGTGACTGGGGAATCAGATAAAAATTAAGAGCATGGCTTCTACACCATGCTCTTTTTGATTGATTTATTTTTGCTTCTAATCTCCGCCCATCGGATATCACTACTTCTGTAAATGGCAAGTTAATTGCTCCTGACTATAAATCTGCTGTAGCCATACAATCTAATTACACTTGTATGACTAATGGATATGTAATTGGAACAATACAGGGTGCAGTGAATGGCTGGGCATCTATCCGATCATCCAAGAATGCAAATTATTTCTTGGCATTATGTACATCATCAGAAAATCCTATAGCGGTATGTATTCCATTTGCATCAGGAGACTCCGTTATATTTGGATCGAGTGGTACATATAATCTCGCATTTGCATCGGCTAAATAATAATTCTAGCTTATTGGATAGAATGCAGCTCCACCGTTTTGTGAAATCATATATACATGCATACCTTTTTTAACATAAATACTGTTTGTTGCAAATCTATCTGTTTGCCAATCAGCAGACAAGTAGAATGTTGGTGAATCATTATTTTTACCTTCAATAGCGACCATAATGGTTAAAAGAGTGGAGTTGGCTCTTGCTTGAATATATCCATCGCTTGGTAATGTATATTTATTTGATTGTGTATACGAGCTTAGATCTATTGGCATACCTAAACTATTTTTGTCTAACTTGCCATTTACATTACTAATCGCACCTGTGACAGTTCCGTCACCGATTGATGAAATATCAGTTTTCCCTAAAAACGTAATTAACGTCTTGATGTTCTTTATCGCAAGGCTAACCTTGCCGATAATTCCGCTGAGTTTCTCTCCTGTGGTCGGCTGTGCAAGTTCGGCAGGCTCGGTGAATGTTACGGTGGTGTTGGAAGCATCACCTGTCTTTTTGAGATAATCAGTCAAGTCAATGTTGGCTAATTTTTGGTCGGTAGTAGTCTTGTCATAGTAATTAGTTAAATTGTCAACATCTTTGGTGATATATCCAGCGTCATTCTCTAATTCACTAACTTTTGTAGGTATACCTCCTGTTTGCTGTTTTGCCTGTTCCATATAATACTTTGCGTTATCGGTATCTTCTCCTTCTCTTGTTCCTGTTCCACCTACGGCATAAGATTCAGCCAATACAGATTTTGCATTTGCGGATTGCGCATAAGCAGATGCATTTGCGGATTCTACTCTAATATCTGCTAAATAATTAGGCTGCAGCATATCGTCTGTTACTGATCCTGTTTTTATCGAAAAAGAATAAGTCTTATTCTTTCCAGTACCAGTCACGGATACAGCTATAGTTGCAGAATCTTCAAATGTCAACACCGGAATCATAGAACCAATATTAGCCTTAAACTGTGTTCCATCTTCCGTAGTCATGGTAATGATTCCGTCATCAGACATGGAAAAGCCGACAGGAATTTTTTCAATGTTAAGGTCAAAAATAATTTTTTCACCGTTGTATTTTGTAATAGTAATAACACCGGTTGTTTCGTCCATAGTCCAATCAGCAATGTTTCCGTTTATTGCAGACTTGTCTACTTTTAAGGCATCCTGTGATATGATACGGTTGTCCAACGCATCAATGGCAGAATCCATTTTATTAAGATTTATTTCATCAATGTCTGTGTTTTCACTGGGGTAATCTTCCCAGTTAATTCTGGTATAAACCTTATTCATTGCCATCTGCGGTTACCTCGTTTTCCTCTTTCATAATCTGCATATCTGATAACTGTTTAGTCTCCGCATATACTTCATACAGTACAAGCCTTTTCACCTCGATAGGCAACGGTGTTTGATTTAATACTGTCACAAGGTTGCTTTTTAATTTCTTAATCTCAAAATTTGCTGCCATATCAATTCTCCCTTACATAGATTTCTTTTCCTTGCTCTTCTGCATACGCATACAGATTTTTGCACAGTTCAGATACCTCATATCCGCTCTGTGCAACCACTGTATCCGACATGTCAATAAGTTGCTTCATAAACTCTTCAAAACCATCGCCATCTTCCGTGCTAAACAATGTTGCATTGATTTCCGTAAACGTGGAAATTCCAATGGTAAAAGCTATATATTGCTGAATTTCTTGCCTTTCTTCCATTACTTCTTTCATTGTTTTTCCAATAATCGTTTGAAGAATAAATATTTTTTTTACCATAATAAATCTTGTATGATAATTAGGAAGTTAATTATCACATATTTCCTTTCTTTTAATATCGTGGTTCAATACAATTCAGATACTATGGACTTTTGATTTGTTTTCTGTAGCTTGACTACTCAACTGGAGTGTATTGCCACTACCTTTATCTGAATTGTTTATTAGCTGGATGTTGCCGGAGTGTTTTTCACTCAGAGTACTTATTTCTATCAAGTCTACGATGATAATCGTTGGTGGACATCATGGTATCAGACTTTAGGAAAGGGAGGTACAACCTCATGAAAATTTACGTAGGCATTGATATTGCCAAACTTAATCATTTCGCCGCTGCGATTTCTTCCGACGGTGAAATAATCATTGAGCCGTTCAAATTCTCAAATGACGCTGATGGCTTCCAACTGCTGGTCTCTAAACTCGAATCATTCGATAAGAACAGCCTCATCATCGGTCTTGAGTCAACGGCACACTACGGTGACAACCTTGTTCGATACCTTGTTACTGAGCTTTACCAAGTGTGTGTGTTGAACCCCATCAAAACCTGTCAAATGCGAAAAAATAACGTTCGCAAAACTAAGACAGATAAGGTCGACACTTACGTGATTGCTAAAACTCTTATGATGCAGGACAACCTCAGATTCGTCAGCTTCTTCGATCTCGATATGATGGATCTTAAGGCATTGGGACGTTTCCGTCAGAAAACCATAAAGCAACGTACCCGATTGAAAATTCAACTGACAACCTATGTTGATCAGGTCTTTCCGGAGATTCAATACTTTTTCAAATCCGGTCTGCATCAACACGCTGTCTATGCTTTATTAAAAGAAGCACCTTCTCCAAAAGAGATTGCTTCCATGCATATGACTCATCTGGCTAATCTGCTCAAAGTGAACTCACACGGACACTTTACCAAAGAACAGGCCAAAGAATTAAGAGTTCTCGCACAGAAGTCTGTCGGTGCTAACGACAGCGCTATATCTATTCAGATAACTCAAACCATTCAACAAATCGAGTTACTGGATAGCCAATTAGAAAAGATTGAAGCTGAGATGACGGATATCATGAAATTCAACGATTCTGTCATCATGACCATTCCTGGTATCGGTTATATCAATGGTGGAATGATTCTTGGTGAAATAGGTGATATTCACCGTTTCTCCAATCCAAACAAGCTGCTTGCTTTTGCTGGTCTGGATCCTTCTGTTTATCAGTCTGGTAACTTTCAGGCTAAGACAACAAGGATGTCCAAACGTGGCTCTCGTGTATTACGATATGCCCTTGTAAATGCAGCTTGGAACGTTGTCAGAAACAACGCAACCTTCAAGGCTTATTATGATGCCAAGAGGGCTGAAGGCCGGTCTCATTACAATGCACTTGGGCATTGTTCCGGCAAACTTGTCAGAGTCATCTGGAAGATGCTCACCGACAATGTCGAATTTAACCTCAAATAAGAGGTCTGTATACCAATATCGATAGATTTTGAAAAAGCACCCTAAGGGAGCTCTATTAAAGTTACCCTTTTTTACCACCGATATGAAAAAGAAATTTTTTGCTAATTTATGGTTGACTTTTCATAGCTGGTCTCCTACGTCATAAGTGTGACAATTCCAGATGTTGCAGTGAGCAAACCTCCAAGTGATGAAACTCCTGTAATAAAATTAACATTATGTCCAGGATAATCAGCAACATTGGCTGTTTGTGTTACCAAAGATACATCTGATACGGTTCCATTTATATAATTTTTTGTGACACTTAATGTGGCACTTGTCAGTACTGTCTTACTGCCTAATATTTGAGAAGTTGTTGATATGTTTTTTACATATTGTGAATTATATGTTGCTCCATTTCCTACCACTAAAATTCCGCTTACACTTACCATTGAAGCATCAATAGTAAGATATTGTCCCAATCCTTTTATAGATCCTGTGCTTTGCAATAGTTCGTTATAAAATTTAATTTCACCTGATGATACTTCTGTGTAACTTCCGTCTTCCCCTATAGACTTAAAACTACCAGTCATTACTGCGTTTTTAGCTGTTATAGTTCCATCTGCTGATATGCTACAGTTATCTGCTTCCAATACAAAACGGTTTCCAGAAATACTTACCTGTCCACTTTCAACACTTAACTGAGAACTGACATCACCTTTTGATACTTTTAATTTGATTTGGTCTGCCTGCAAAGATATTGCCGCTGCCAATTCTACTTCTGTATCTGTTGCCCTTTTCGCTTCTGCTTCAATTTTTCCTGCATTTTGCGTAATTTTCGTATCCAATCCGCTCTCTACATCCTTGATCTCAGATCGTGTTTCCTCAACAGTACGTTCTAACTCATTTGTTTTTCCACGGAGTTGAATTATACTTTTGTTAATTCCATTTACCTGTTCACTGTACTTTGGAGATTTTCCGCTTGCTGATATGGTGTCTGTCGGTTGTTGGATTCCTTTGTATGTTCTGCTCAACACATAGCTTTCTATGATTTCTTTAGCCGTATATACATTGACTGCTTCTCCAAGGCTCAAACAAGGATTTCCTATTTTTTCACAGTTATAAGGTCTATATTTTACAACTTTAATAACCTCATACAGATTTCTTGCAACCGTTTCTAGGGCATCTGCGGTCATTCCATAAACAAGGAAATTATCTTGCAAAATATAACTGTTGTCGTTCTCGGTAATCTCTGTATCTGGGTAAACTGCACCAATATCATTTTCTGATTGTCTTATCTGCACTTTTGTAACTTTTTGGCAAACAAAATCTTCATATTTAACAGTTTTGTATTTTCCACCAGTAACCTTTTCTTTTTCAGAACCTTTTCTAGGGTATAATCCTTTCTGTGGATATAATCCTTTCTGTGGATATAATCCGGATATTATTTCTTTAAGGAAAACATATTCAAATTTTCCATCATGGTTAATGTGGCCAAAACATCCGTTTATTGAGCAGATTGCTTCCATGACCGTCTGGCCAGAAAGTTCGCTTGGTTTGATTGTTTCTTCCACTTCCATGCTGTCATTAGGTAATGTGGTTGCTACTTGCTCAACGCCAAAATGTGAAAAAAAACTGTCTCTGAACTGCTTTAAGGTCAGAGGAAACTTTAATCCGTTATACCATGAAGATACTTCCGCTTCTCCAATGTCGTATATTGCGTCATAAGCGGTCACATTTCGGTAACGCTTATCATCTGTTGGTTTATCGGAAATGACACGGTATTTTCCAAAAATAAAAGGTGCGTCAGCATGTCCATTAATCACAGCAGAAACATTTATCTGTTTCCCAATCATGCTTGTGAACACGTTGGAAATTTTGAATTTTAACTGTGATGCATTGCACTGTCCAAATGTAAGGTAATCATCATCACATAGGATTTCTTTTAATTCAAACTGTTCAAAATGGATTTCGCTGTTGGTGATTTTTACAGACTTGTCCTCTGTTTCAATCGTGATTTCCTTTTTGGATGCGCTTTTATCAAACAAATCCGCATAGGTATAGTTACTCATTCGCTACACCTCCGACAAATGAAAATTCTATCTGATTGTACTTAATCTCCCCATTATATGTTCCATAGATCGTAGGCTTTATATCAGCCATATATCCGTATTGCGTGACATATTGACCTAAAAATGGAATGTATGCTGTGATATTACATCCTTGTTCCGTTGCATCAATAAAGTTGCTTCGTATCCCGGACAGTAACTCTTGCAAATCGTCATCCGTCAGCATCGCAGGTGTGGAAAAATCAACACTTAATGCTTTTAGCTCCACAGCATTTCTATGTACGTATCCATTTGCATCAGTCCACGGGTCTACATCTTGCATATTTACAGCTGGCTGATAACTTTCAGCGGCTATAAATCTTGACTGGTCAATAACGTAATCTCCAATTTTTAAAAGCCATCCTTGATATGCTGACATACGCTCACCGCCTTATTGCATAAAAATAGACAGCACCCATTCAGAGTGCTGTCTGTGTTAAAATACATATACATTCTTGTGTTTTTGGTTAAATTGCTCTTGACCGTATTGTCTTGCGGCAATTCCAATTTGATCGGTTGTTATTCCAAACTCTTTTTCAAGGATTCCTTGCAGTAGCTGATTATTCTGTTTCAGAAGTGCAATTTCCTGTTGTGCCGTGGAATTGATAGCATCTTTTATTCCAGTGATTTCAACTCCACCGGCAACCGCTGTCTTGCCGCCTACTGTCCCGGCAATCTCCGGTACGCCGTTCTCTCCTGCCATGAACATCGTGTATCGGCTTGGAACGTAACCGCCAGTTTCAAATCTAGGAATACTTATTTTAGGTATTTGTACTGGCTTGAAGCTTATTCCTATAGCTTCCGATATACCGCTAACCAAGCCAAAACCATCAATAAAAGCATTTATTCCATCAATAATCAGATTTACGCATCCTTCTGCTATGGATACAAGTCCATTAAACACTCCTTTGAAAATATCTTTTATTCCGTCCCATGCTTTTCTCCAGTTTCCAGTGAACACACCAGAAACAAAATTTATTAATCCTTTTAATGCTGTTCCAAGATTTTTGATAATATTTCCTATTGCATTAAATACAGTTTCAAAAGCAGGCTTTAAATCTTCCCACAAATGAGTGACTATGGGAGATAAAACATTATCCCATAAGAAGGTGAATACTTCTATTACTGGTTTCACTTGTTCTACCACAAAATTCATTTTATCGACTATCGCATCAAAAGCCGCTCCCAAAATACTTCCTAATGCATCTGCTAAAGGCACTACTACGTTTTGCCAAAGCACTGTAAGTATGTCCGCAACAATCTGAATCACAGGATTCAAAACATTTCCAAGGAATGTTCCAAGCGGAACAAGCACTCCATTCCAAAGATTTTCAAAAGCACTTTGCAATTTCGGAAGCACTTCTTCACCAACATATTTTAATGCCGGATTTAGCATATCCTGCCATATGCTTGTGAATGCAGTCTTCAAAAATTCTCCTATCGGAGTGAGAACATCCACAAGCCCTGTCCATGCACTCTGCAAATCCGGTATAACCGTTGTTGTTAAAAACTCCATTGCCGGAGTAAGATTTTCTGCAATAGCAGAAATTGATTCCTTGAAACTCTTTCTAACATCCTCGTTTGTTGCATATACAAGTGCAAGTCCTGCTACAACCGCTGTTATAGCCGCTGTTGCCGCTACTGCTCCTGCACTAATACCACCAAACAATCCGGTTGCTCCTGCCGCTGCGGCTCCCTCTGCTCCTGTTGCCGCTCCAGTTCCCAGCAGACTTCCAAGAATTGTTTCTCCGATTCCTGCTCCTGCCTTACCACCCATTGACAAAACAATAGAATCTTTGATTGCTTTCCACAGAATATCTCCCAAACCAGTGAATTTCAAAAGTCCTATTGCTGTCAGAATCGTGGTTTCAATAGGCGCAGCATCGAAGCTTCCTTTCCATAGGTCGATTGCCGCTGTGATTGCAGTTTTTATGAAATTTCCGGCAGATGTAAACACAGCAGTCCAGTCAATACCTGCAAGAAATTGTCCTATGTTTTTCCCAATCTGATACCAATCTACAGATGCAATAGCATCGGACATCCAGTTAAATATTCCTGTGACAATACCGGATAAATCTTGTCCTGCTTCGAAGAAATCACCATTGAAAAAATCCTTGAACAACTTTTTCACAGGTTCAAGAAGTTTTTCTATCTTATCAGCCCAGCCCATAGCTGTATTCTGCATCTTGTCAAATGCTTCCTGCCATACTTTTTCGTACTCCGCAGTAGCATCCATGATTTCTTTGGTAAGGTCAATTCCTGCTCCACCAGCGCCACTTCCGGAACCACTGGATTTTGGTGTGGAAATAACTTTCAATTTATCAAACGCTCTGATTCCGCTTTGAGCATTTTTTGCGCTTGTTCCCACTTTATCCAGTGCATCTGCCGTATCTTCCAAATCCTCATTGTACCCGGATACACCTTGACCGAATGACGAAAAGTCAATCTTGATTCCCAGTAAATTTGCCACACTGACAAGCAGTCTCTTAATCGCAATTACGACACCGTTAATGACAGGAAGTACTTTCTGCAATACCGGAATAAATAACTGACCTAAAACCATGCCAGCTTCTTTCACGTTGTTTGTGAACTGGCGAATCATGTTGCTTGGAGAATTGATTGTATTCGCCAAGTCTCCCCATGACACCTTGGACTGATCTAAGATTGCCAGTAAGCGCAACTGTTGTTTTTCTGCCTGTGACATTTCGGAGACAGCTTTTTCAATGCCGTATTTGTAAGCATAAGTCTGTAAAGTGGCATTTGTGATATCAATACCATACTTATACAATGCTCTTGACTGACCGATTAATCCCGACTGCAAGTTAGTTGCAACCGTGCTGAAATCTACGTTAAACAATGAAGAAATATCTCCGGCAAGCATTGTCATGGACTTTGAAATTGCCGTAGTAACTTCTCCGGTCTGCCCTAAAGAATTGGTGATAGATGCAAGCTGTGAAGCGTACTGGGTAATCTCCTGTAAATTCAGTCCCAGGTTCTTCATTCCGCTTTCAGAAATCAGTCCACCGTCTACATCTACTTTCAGACCGGACATTTTACCAAGCAGTTCATTTACACGGTTTCCGAAACTCTGCGCATAATCTTCTGCATTGTCGTAACCGTATTTTTCGAAGTCCTTGCCCCATTCCTTGCCGACTTTATTGAACGCTACCGTGTAGTAGTTGAATGCTTCGATATAGTCCGTAGTTCCCTCTATGGATTTCCACAGGCTTTTAATTCCACGGATCACAAGGAAATATGTTGCGTAGAATCTGCCGAAAGCCGCAGCAAGGCTGAATGTGCTCTTCGTGGCTCTTTTTGCACTTGCCGTATAAGTGTTCAGATTTCGCACTAAAGAGTTTGCGGCTCTACCGGATGCCGCACCAGTAGATGCCAGTCCTGCCAGTGCATTCGTCATGCGGATAATGTTCTCACTGACATTCGGAGCGGTAGACAGAGTGGTGAATAACTGCTTCAAATTCTTTGCCAGTAAAGGAATGTTCGTAATTGCTCTGCCGGATGCCACACCGCCAAGTCTTGAAATAGATGATGCTATGCTTGCAATATCCCCTACTCCATCTACTTTAGTTCCTGCCATATCAGCAGAAAAAGTCTTTAACGCAGAAGAAATTTTGCTTAATCCACTTGTATCTATTTTTCCCATTCTGTTAATGGAATTTGTCAGTGTGGATATATTTTTAATTCCGCTCGTATTTATGGAATTTGCGGCATTTGCGATACTCTGTATGCTGTTGGAAATGCTTGTCAGTTTGGACGTATCAATAGACAAGCTTTTTTGAAAATTCGTAAGGCTATTTGCAAGTTTATTCAGTGCGTTACTTGCGTTATTCGCATCCGCTTTTATTTTAATCTGCAAAGAATCAATATCTGCCATACCGCACCGCCTTTACACATAAAAAGAACGGTAAGCTGTGACACCTACCGTTCCTAAAATTATTTTTTAAGATATTCTCTCGTAACCGCACCGCACTTGTAATCAACCTTGATTCCGACTTTCTTTTGGAATACTCCGATTGCCGTTGCTGTGTCTTTACCTAAAATTTCGTCAATGTTGCTCTTTCCCTTTGCATTCACCGCAGATAAGCAACCATGATGAATGAGTGCAAATTGCAACCACCGCACATCATCACCTCTCATGCAAGGAACTGTTTTCTTCAACAGTCTTGTCGGTTCTGTGTAAGGGTTGCTGTACGCTTCCGTAGTGCCCTGTACGGCTTCTAATTCCTTGTACCATACATTCATGTCCACGTTTCCTACAATGCCGCCTACACGACCTTTAGAAGTATACTGCCAGCCTACCATGTTTGGTACTTGCGGTTGATACTTCACATCACACTTTCCGTTATTCTTGCCGTACCGTGCGATCCACATAGGATAACTCACACCGCCATAAGGCTTAATGTATGTCTTATAAAAACTTTCCCCAGTGTATACACCGAATGACAATCCTGCATCTGTGATGACCTTGCCATAAGCATTGATTATGGAAATAATATTTTTGCCAAGACCTTTCATAACGGCATCTTCAACATCAAGATATACTGTCACTTTTCTGCCATTAAGAATAGTAAGCACTCTTCTTGCATCAGATCGTGATTTTGCAACCGTTGTAATATATCCGTATTCATATACTCCGTGCACATGGACATTGTGCTCTTTACAACCTTTCCAGTTCTCTTCAAACTTCTTGTCCGGGTTCAAATCCTTACGGATGACTTTCAGAATAGCGAAATCAATTCCGTTCTGTTTTACCGCCCACCAGTTAATCGTCCCCTGGTATGCGGACACATCAATTCCTTTTAAACTCATGCTTGTTTCTCCTTAATCCGGACTTTCCGGTAATCCTTGCTCTCTTAATGCTTTAATTCTCTGCTTCATTTCCCATATTGCAATTTCTTCGTTAGATTCCTTATATTTAGGCTCATTATCATGTGCTATCTTTTCTGAAATAGGCTTTTCAACATAAGTAGCTCTTGCTTTGTCCCCATGTAAGCAATGGTCTATTGCAACGATTAATGCAGATATTCCATAATCTCCCCACCGTTGCCATGAATTCCTATCTTCTTCCTCTTTTTTGAGTTTATATCCCTTGTAACACCACTCTAATTTCTTAGGATTCAGATGTTTGAACTCTTCTATCGAAATTCCCATGGAAAAAGCAAATGGAAAATATTCTTCCCATATTATTTTGTGCCAGTCGATTTCTTTTTGTGATCCTGTGGCATCTTCGTTACCTTGCTGTCCTCTTTCTCCATCTCTTCCTTGGTCTGCGTCATCATTTCCGTCAGACCCGACAGTTCGAAAAAACCGTCTTCTTTCATACAGTCTGTCAGTTCTCCATACAGCTTCACAAAAGAAAGACCGTTTGCTTTCATGTATTCTTTCATTAAAGCATTGGATTCATCCGGTGTAATATCTTCATGGTTTTCAAGAAGTCCTGCATAAAAAGCCGTTTTGCATACATGAGGAAATTCTGCAAGCATATATCCGCTACCATCTACAATTTCTTCTGGTGTGGGATTCTGTACATTTTTTGCTTTTTTAGCTACATAGCCACCGGAAAGCATAAGAAACATCTTTTGAATCAAATCCTTGCACTCCACAGCACCGAACCCAAACTCTAAAGTATATTCAACATCATTAACTAAAATCTTCTTCATAAAAACATATCCTTTCCCCAACATTTTGTTGGAAAGGAGCCGCCCGAAGACGGCTCTCTTTTGCTTAAATCAATGGTTCGTCTACCGTTTCGTCAAAGTCAGCCACGGCAGTACTATTTGTTTCTGACTGACTTTCTATTTTTTTGTCAGTGTAATTGCTGTTGGATAACCGTTTTCATCCTCTGTTACTGCAACAGTGTAATTATCTTCAATCCACTTCGGTACAGTAGCCTGTGCAATCGTAGCAGTTCCGGTCAGATGATCGTCTGTTGCTTCGTCCGGTGCAAAACTTTCCTGACCGATAAATGCGCAAATACCCTCTGAACCTTTTCCGTCAGTTCCATACAAGATGATAAAATCGAGTTTCTTTCCCTCGTTTGTCACCATTTCATCCTTGTACTTTTTCTCAAATGCTCCTTGCACTTCCATACTGTTAGCTGCTCTACGACCCATTTCCTGTGTTTCGACCAAATCTTCCAGTGTAGAAGTATCCACCATGTTCTGACTTCCGAACGGAGAAGGAATACTTTTTGCTCTCATGAGCAGTTTGTAAGTTCCTGCCCAGTACTCACCAGTTGCGGCACTAGAACTAGGTTCTTTATAGGCAATTCTTGATTTTAAACCAGTAGCCATATTTACCTCCAAATTTGCATAAAAAAATAGAGCCAGTAGGCTCTGTCAATAGTTACAATATATCATCAGCATCTACGTTTCTTTTGAACCGTGCTGTGCTTCTGAATGTGTTCTGCGAAGTATTGCTAAACTCCGGCATGGAAGTTATCTGAAATCGCAAACGTTTGAAAAGTCCGGCAACAGTAGCCATGATAGCTTCAGCTTCTTCCTGGCTTTTGTTGGTTATCACATCCACCTGGTACGATGCTGTGATTCCATTGATAGACCGTCTTTCAAGGTCTTGTCCTGTCTCTGTGAACGGCATAGCATGAAAGTAAACTGTAGGAAATGTGGGTTCTGACAAATCCTTGCTTTTGTCCGTTACATACGCTTTAGGATGGCTCTGCGGTATTTTCATTTTCAAGTATGATGCAATCTTGACTTTGAAATCTGATACCCATTGATATTCATTAACCGCCATTTCCAAACACCACCTTTGCTGTCTGTAATACAATTTTACGAAGTTCTATTGCAGTCAGGTACATAAATGGTCTTGAAGGCATTCCTTCGGTGAAGTACCACTTACCATCATCAGCCGGATAAAACCAACCGTATCTACCGTCTGCAAGTTGCCGTATGGTTTTTCCGCTTGCATATTGCCATGTGACACCTTCGGGTAACTTTCCTTTGTACGGTGATTGTTGTCCGACAATTCCAGTACCAAACTCAACAAATGCCGCATGGTCTGTTCCGGCAACAACCGCCCATATTCCACCGCCTTTTACCGAACCAACATATTCAGAGTGGATACTCTGTATCAGTTCGCTAGTAAAGATAGCGTCAAGGTCTGCAATCTGTACTCTAGCAATCTCTACACCGTTTTCTGCCAACCTTTCAGCCAGTAGCCTACATTTATAGGTCAAGCTGTTTTCGTAGTCTCTAAGAGCCTTAATAGCGTTCTGTATGGACTTGTCACTGAATAGATTTAGTTCAATCGGTTTTCCCATATTACTTTACCGTCTTTTGAAGCAAAAACAAGTCAACGGTAAGTCCTTCATCAGCTACACCTTTTACAACATAGTCCGCTGTCTTATCATCAACCAGTCCATCACTATCTCGCCCCACATCGGATTTCTTCCAAACAATATCTCCTGCCTTAATCGGCAAATATCCCTTATCGGTCACAATCTGACAATAGGAACTGGAATCATCAATACCAAATTCCTTTACCAGTACTTCCGACAGTTTGTTGCTGATATTGGCAGAAAAAAGAACAGGGTCAGAAAATCCGATAGCTTCTCTCAAAACTACCGGAATCTTTTCACCGTCAAACTCGATATACTTAATGTTTCCATTTTCGTCACGGTCGTAGATTGTGACTTTCTCACCCTGTTTGGAATACTTCATTTTTTGCTTATTTGCTTCAAGCATCTTTCTTCACCTGCTTGTAAATCTGATTTACACCAGTGCTTGCCAAACCGGAAACAATTCCGACCGCAATCGCATTCAGCACATCATTTGCCGGAAAGTCGGGAATCACATACATTCCTACTACTCCGAGAATGCCACCGACAATGCCGACAACAACCGGAATGTAATTATCCTTAATAACCGGAATAAGCTTCGCTCCAATACCGGCAAGATAGCAGATAACCACGATTGCTACGCAAGTTCCTACTTGTGAAAAATCCATTATTCTTTACCTCCATTCTTCAATCTGATTTCTTTGATTTCCTCGTACATTTTGGTAGCCATTCCATTTCCGCCTAACGCATGATACGCATTGTACATCTCTACAAAATTCTCATACGCATAACTTGGAATTTCTCCCAACTTCATGTACTTATCGTGATACTCAATAAGTTGAACACGCAAAAGAAGCATTGTTCCCTTACTGTTTGCATCCCTGTCATTCTTTTGTTGTTTAAGGAGCCAGACAATATATCCTAATAAAATAGGCAATGCAACAGTGTATGTCTGTAATAAAAAATCTTTCATTTCATATCTCCTGTTACTTATTGTTGGCACACCGCCCACCACCCTTAAAGTGTGCCGCCTGCAACGATTTTGTTAGTGTCAACAAAATGGTCACGCACAATCTTCTTTTACAGCACTTTGGCAAATGGGAACACACCTACGAACAGACTGTCACGGTCTCTCCATGTTCTCGACACACCGTTTTCAGAGTAATTTGCCATGAAGTTTTCTCCAGCCTGTGAATGGTCATACACAACCACGTTCACAATCACGTTCTCAAACCGCTTCAAATCCTCTTCAATCTTTTCATCCGTGTAGCTGTCCGGGTACATTCTCTTTGCCACAATGTCAGCTTTCGCTTGACTGATAAGTTGCTCAATCAGAGGATTATCTTCAAGTTCATCAAACACGACCTCGGAGCTTTCAGAATCAATATGAAATTGTTTCAGACGGATTTTTACTTGCTCCAAAGTCGTATATTCTGCCATGTGCTACCTCTTATTCATCCTTTGCTACTACTGCCTTGCTGCCAGCCTTAACTGCCTTGTAAGATCCATCGCATTCTACTACGGTGATAATCTTTCCAGTTTCTGCGGTAATCTCTTCGCTACCGTCCCATGCAGCCCACGTCTGTACAGATTTTCCATAAGTTACAGTTTGAGCGGATTCTCCAATCTTGTACTTATAAGAGTTACCTGCGCCTTTGCTAGGGCTTACAGTAATCTTTGTTTTACCATTATCTGTGGCGCTTGCAATACTGGTAACAGTCAGTGTACCAAGAGTGTTATCTCCTGTAATTGTGGACACTACAATGCCGTCAATTCTTTCTGCGAAAAGAACAATGCCAGAAATAACAGTGTCCTTACAGGTCATGTTGTCATAATCCGGCGTTTCATGGATTCCAATATATCCGGTTGCATCAGAAGTAAAAGTGAACGCTTCATCCAGATCCGCACCGTTTACAGGAATGTAGTACAGAACAATATTATCTTTTGCGGTTGCATAGATGCTTCCCTTTGGTACAGAACTGTTAAAGATAACAGTGCCAAGTCCAAGGAAGTTCTCTACATAGGTCATGCCAAAAGCATTTTGTAAAGAGATTTGTGCGGTTGCCAGATAATCTGCCACATCCAGCGGATTCATGAAGTATACTGCTTGAATTTCATCATCTTCAAACAGCACCTGTAACTGTCCCCATGCCTGTGCAAGTGCAGCTTGGAAAGTCTTTCCAGAAGCAGAGCCTGTGCCAGTAGAAAGAAAATCAAAGAAGTTCTTACGGATTCCCTTCTGCACATCTTTCAGCATTTCGTCGCCAGTCATTACAACCGCTTGATCGTACCCCTTTTCGATGATGGCTTCTGCGGAAGTGGCTTTTCTCCACTTCTTCAAAGTAATCTCTTCATAGTTGACGGGTACAGTTTTGTATTTAGAAAGAGGAATGGTATCTCCTTCTGCAACCAGTCCATCTTGAAGAGTTCCTACTGCCTTGTAGGACTTCAACATGGTTCCTGCTGCCTTAGGGATTTTTCTGGTTACTCCAAGGGCTTCTACCAACTTTTTAATGGAATACCCAAAAAGGGTTACGAATTCAATTTCTCTTGCTCTTGCAAGGTCATCTTTCTTAATCAGATTGTTTTCTGCTGCCATAGTTTATACCTCCTAAAATAAATCTTGATTCATTGCAATAGCACGTCTGCGCTCATTTCTGTCCGGAATTGCCATAATCTGATCTTTGGTCATACCAGAGTATTCGCCGCCACCGATATTCACTCTTGGTCTTGTGCGCATCCATTCAGCCTGTGCTTCTGCTACTGCCGCTTTTTTTTCGTTTTCAATAATAGTTGCAATGGCGGTATGGTCAGATTCCGAAACCGCATCAATCAACTTTTCAACAGATTTTTCAGAAACTCCCTTGTAGGCAGCTACTGCCTTAATGTGGTTAAGTTCTTTTCGCATGGACTCTCTTTCTTCGTCCGCAATTCTTTGTGCTTCTGCTTTTGCTTCTGCTTCCTGCTCTTCCGCAGTCTGCTTCGATCGAAGTTGTTTCTTGTACTCTGCTGCTTCCGAACTAGCTTTATCAGATCTGTTTTTATACTTCTCTTTTTCAGCTCTTTCTGTAGCAAGTTGCGCCATGAGTTCTTCAACAGTAGGCTGTTTGCTTTCAATCTGTTGTCCACTAACTTCTGTTTTTTGTGTTTCTGTTGTCTGTGTGGTTACATCTGCCATGATTTTTACCTCATTCTTTCTTAATCTTGCTCTTTATACTTTTTCTCTAAGTTCTTGCGATTAACGTCTTCTCTGACGTAAGGCATATAAAAAGCCACTGGGAAAACCCAATGGCTTGATATCATGATATTTATTTGTCTGTACGGCTCTTATCAATTAAAGGGCTGTTAGAAATTTGGTCTGACAAGTCTTGCATTGTCCTTTCCGAATTTGGTTCTTTCTCTCCATCCCCACCTTCTCCAGCATTTTGACTATTTGTTTTATAAATAGTTTCTTGGTATTTGCGAACTCCTTCTCCACTTCTGCTGCATACCTTGCTTGGATCATCGAAAAACGGGATGGAATCAGTAGTATCTTCAAGACTAAATCCATGACTGAGCATAGTAGCCATTGCATTGACTTTTGTTGACATTTCGTACGTTTTTTGTCGCTTGATGTTTGGCTCTAAATCAGCTATTGTAAGTTTTCTCATTGGATCATCTTGCGGAACATAGGAAGATGCATTGATAGCTGCTAACACAACCTCAACCTCTTCCATTTTGCACGAATCAATAATCATCTGCTGTTTTGATGCCGCTGCTTCTGCATGGCTCCACCCTGTAGCATCACTCATTGCGACACCAGTACTGCCACCAGAATTATCATTTCTTTGCGGTACATTGCACTTTTGCAAGATTGTTTGTCTCCGTACCTGTATATTGTTAAGCATTCCTTCGTAGTCATAATCAACAGCAAGTGCTTCTACAATAGGTGTTTTTCCATCGGATGCCGTATATGTTTGCATCCATTCGCCAGATTTTGGCTTTCTTACGCTTTCTGTAACTGTGCCATCTTCGTTTTTTTCTTCAACAACAGGAAAATCAACATCATTTGTGTGCCATATAGCTTGTGTATTCTGGTCGACATCATTGGAGAAATCCGAAATCATAAGATTCAAATTATCCATTTCGGAAATTTGTCGCTCCCACACTCCCATACGATCATAAGACCGGAAATACTCAACAATAGGGACAACTCCTAAAGGATTTTTTTCTCCGCTTCTTTCTTCGTGTTTCCATTTATTAGCATCATCTTCAACAGCATCGCCATTGATGATTTTGTTCATATCCCTAATTTCGTATCTGCTGTCTTTACTGTAACAAGTGTAGTATGTACTTCCGCTGTTTTTATCATGCCGGAATGTTACTCCAAGCATTGTTCTTCGATCTGCGTAATAGCTTGACTTGATAACAAATGAAGTCATTGGATTAAGTACATCATATGTAAAATATGCTTTCCCAGGTTTCCATTCTGTATTTACGTCGATTAAAACATTGCAAATAGCACCTATTAACATAGGTCTTGCAATTTCTTGTGTTTTTGTTTTGATTTTTACAAGATTGTATTGCTTATTAAGGTTTTTTACTCCCTCTGCAATCTCTTTATCCTCTGCATCTCCAGTCTGAACCAACGTAATAGGATTCCCGAAGCCGAATGAACTCCAAAATTCCGTTATCTCATTTGCCACATTATCTACGCAATGGCAATCAATGTCTGTTCTTACTTTCTTTTTTCTTTTAAGTGGCTGATTTCCTTCATCATACTCCATGAGGTATCTAATTCTTGCTGCATTTACCCTATGGTCTGTCATGGCATTCCTCAAAACATCAATGACATTTTTGTATGTAATTTCTTCTACATCCGTATAAAGTACAATTCTTCCAGTTTGCATTTTTATCACCTACATAAATGTCATTCCGCTGCTCTGATCTCTTTTTGTAAGTTTCTTGATCTCACGTTCTCCGGTCTCTGTATGGTAAACAACCATCTTATTGCAATTCCGGCACTTATATTTCTTGTCGATATGTGATTTTGAACTGCATTCACCGACCAACCGTCCGCATTTCGGACAGTACACTCTAATTTTTTGGTTAAAAATCATAAATACCTCTTTTCTGCGCACAAAAATACCGCCCTTGCTGATAAAAGCGGTATTTCTGGAGTCTTCACATTATCTGAGGAGGAAATGAAAAATATCTTGGAATCTTTCTGCATCTTAATAGTATCACGGAAAAATCGGACATATCGGACAAGTTTAATTTGCCATGTAACGATCGAATGCTTTTCTTACGCTATCCTCTGTGTTTCCACCACCGATTCTATCAGCAACCTTGTTCCATGATAATTTTTCAATAAAACGTAAATTTATGATCCGTCTTATACGACTGTCCTGAACGCTTGCAATAAATTCTTCGACTTCATTATTTTTTTGCAGTAAATCGTCCTCTAAAAGCTGTAAAGTAGCCTTTCTTGAATAAAGCAAAGTTCGTTTTCTGCTGTACTCTGGATAAGGGAATCCTTCAATACGGAAATGTTCAGTGCCCCCGCATCCACCTGATACGCTGTCAACAACATTCCCATCCGATTCAATTTTTCTGATATCCGATTCAAGTTTTTTAATCTTCTGCTGTACTTCTTTGATTTCTTCCTGTAAATCTATGTATTGAGATAAAACCTCTTTGGTCACCATTCGATTTACCTCCTATATAGGGCTTGGCAAAATTACTGTTGGCTTTATGTATCCGCTACGCATCTCATTTTCAAACAATGCAATGCTATCTGGTGCATCATCGTGTTTTACTTTTCCGCTACGTGTCATAGTGGTTAATTCCTTCATGAATTTGTAGTACTGGCTCTGCCTGTCCATTTTCTTGAAATCACGAAAATAATAATCACGAATTACATTATCCCTTGCATTTTCCATTCTCGTAATTTTGTTGGAACAGTTAAACTTAAACCTTGCGCTACATCTTCCTCCCTGCGACTTTACAATGTCCATAACATCACGACCAAAATATTCCCCGGCACTGTTGCTCTCAAAAGTGACTGTTTTAACATTGTGCTTAATAAGCATATTTGCGCATTCAGGCTTTGTGAACTGTGTTCCTGCATTATCAAATACTACATCAACGATATATACCTCGTTACCGTACACATATCCGACTGGCATAGCGCAGCTATCTTCTCCTTTATCTGCACTATCACAAGCCGCCATGATTGCGTCTGGTTCTCTGTCAATCGGAAGTTCTTCAAAGTAGTGCAATTCCTTTTCAGCAAACATACGTCCCTTTGCTTCAAACGGTGATTGTTGAAACTCAGATTCCCATGTTTCCTCTGAAACAAGTTTTCTCTCTTTCCGGTAATAGTCAGTAGTGAATATTTTTCTAAGGCCTCGCTTGTCCTTTCGGTATATTTCCCAGTTACTTTCGTCCGTTACAGGGTCAAGTGCCGGAATTGCAACCTCTTTCCATCTCCACCCTAGTTCATCAGCCTTGGTCTGTAACGCTGTAATAGGGTCATACAGGCTGTATTTTGTTCCCTGGATAATAATTGGTGTACCCTCTAATCTACGTCCTAAAACGTCATCTGTGACCTTTTCACACAGGAACTCTAGCCTGTCTCTGTTTCTTGCTTCCTCATGGTTCTTTACGCAGTCATCAATATAAACAAGCACATTTGCTTCCGTACAGCCTACGATTGCACCGTCAATGGGTCTACAAGTAAATGTTGGAAAAATATTTTTGCTTTTAAGGTCTATGGAAAGGTTTTCTGCGCTCTTGTATCCATCTTTGCTTATTTTTGTAGCTTCCGGAAAAACACTTAAAAACCGCTGATAGGTACTTTCAGTCTCAAATCCTTGTAAAAGACCACCGTAGAACCTCTTTACCAGTCCTTCACCTTTTCCTACACCGAAAATGCTTCCGTCCGGGTCTCTGCCGCCCATCATCTGTGCCAGTTTTAGTCCTCCGGTGGTTTTCCCAGTACGTTTCGGTTGTGAAACTGATAAGAAATCCAGTTTTCCATCGTAAATCTCTTGATATGCTCCGACTACCGGCTTTAGAACCTGTCTTCTCGGAAAATAGAACCTCTTCCACGGATCTTTTTCATCAATTTCAATGTAATAGAAAAAGCTATCCACAAGATAAGCTGCTTCGTACATTAAAACATTGTAGAATTGCTCCAAAACCTTGTATGAAGTATTGTTATCCCCTGCGTAAACTTCCAGGTCTGCAACCCTGCCGCCGGTCTTATCCTTGACATATTGTGCAATGTATGTTTTTGCTTTTGCTGATTGCTGTAATCCGTATTCAATGTCATGTTCTGACCGAAAAGCAACTGCCAAAGCATCTATGTACGCATCAATGACCTGTTCATCAATCTCCTTTCGCTGTATGTAATTGTCATAGCTGTTTACTGCCGATATAAGGCTCTGACTTGCCAATATAAAAGAGCCTCCTTCCCTAAAATTTTGGAAATTTGGCTCTCTGCGTAGGCACTCTACGACTGGTGCTCTAGAAAATATTCTATTTGCTATGCTAAGCAGTCCAAAACACAACATAACACATATGGTTTGTGTCAAATGTTATACTAATAATTTGTTCTGCACTCTTTAATTCTTCCCAATCCTGGTCATTTTGCAGAATGGCTTGATTTATATCATTAAGGTTTTTGCAATATTGCCATTTCACCAACTTTGCTTGATTCATAAATTATTTCACCCCAATTCTATTGATTTTACCGCACTTCGGGCATTTGATTTCAGCCTGTCCGTTGAATTTTCCTAAAAGGCGGTTGCATTTGCTACAACGATGCTCGGACAGTTTTACATAAAAACATTTTTTCAAAGCTTCCTCGTCTTTCTTTGTATCTGCCACGACAATCGGGTCTTCTCCCAGTGTTGTACATTCAATTTTTATATTTTCAATATTCCCGATGTTTTTAGGTGTGACCTGTCGAAACACATCACGTTCTATATTTTCAATTACTGCTGTCATGCTCATTTTTCATCCACTCCTCAAACTCTTTCCGGCACTTATGGCATAAGTCATATTCCTTTGATTTACGTTCATGGCTTACAACGATGGTTGCGGATAGCATTTTGTTTCTCAACAGTCGTTCATTTGCTATATAACCTGTCTTGTCGAAATAATCCATACGAAAATGTGCTGGCATTTTTACCGGAATCAAATAATTTAAAAAATCCGGCATTTTCCCTATCTCTGCTCCGCACCTGTCGCAAGTTTTACATTTGTTTTTATGTTTCATTGGTTACCCCTCTTTGTATGGATTGAAGAAGTCCTCATCTTTTCCAATTCCAAGATGCTTTTTCAATGCAAAATTTGTTATCTTTCCCGATTAAACGAATTACTGACAATATAATTTGCAAGTTCTCCATCTTTCCATCCGTCCGTACTTGTCATATAATCATAAATCTTCTTATATTCTCCGGTCAGCTTGTCAAATTCAAACCAGCCTAAGTCAAGCGTCACTCCATAATTATAAAATCCCTTGTCAGACCATTTGCTGACATAATACATTAACTGCTTGTACGAAAATCCAAGCCTTTCAAAAATATTACCAATAGTTCTTATGCTCAATTCCCGATCGATCGAATGTGATTTTCTTTTCTGCTCATTCACGCAAGCTCTGAAAAATATTTCTTCTAATGACTTCATTCCTCCACCAACCTTTCAAACCAAACCTAACATATACAGAATTTTAAGCTCAGATATTTCCTCTGCACCCTCTCTTGTGTGTATAAGAATTTCTTTAACTTTTTCATTTTCCATATCGCTGTATTTTTCTTTGTCATAAGCTTCTGAAAAACAATAATATTTGCAATATCCATATCCTGTCCCAAGTCTATTGCCGTAAATACTTTTCCCGACAATATCGTAATAATTTGGTACTCTTAAAATATCGTGTTTTTCATCTAAGGTGCATTCCTTTTGTTCTGCTTCCAATTTTGATTGAAGATATTTCAGAAAACTTCGTATATCCTGTTCTGATTTAGAAATATATAAAATAGTTTCTTTCATTCCTACACCAACTTTCTGCCACACATGGGACAAAACTCAATATTGAAATATCCCATAGCCGCTGTATGTGCAAAAATAACAATGGCTGGTTTATCGTATCCGGTATCTTTCAGAATCATTGCATATGTCAAATTTGTTTCATTCGCACATTCATGAATTTTTATGTCATCTCCGAAGATTGTATTTTTATCATGCCACTTTTCACAAAATTTACACATTTTCAAATCCTTTCTTCATAATCCTTCTGCTTTCTTCCATCACTTTACAGTCTCTCGCAGAATCTCTCTCAATCTGATTTTGAGGTATCCTTCCAAACTTTTCCAAAGCGTATTTTTCTACTGCTTCTTTGGAAACGTCTATGCCAAAATTTCGTAATGCTTCTGTCTGCGGTTGATAATCTTTCAATCCATTCATCCTCATATCCTCCGTAACCCATGCAGACGGAATCGAACCGCCGACACACATCCTATGCGGTTGCTGCTCTACCACTGAAGCTATACATGGGAATCGCACCGTAAAACCTTTTATGGCTTGCGCTTGCCATAACCAAATGTGCACCGCCTACTTGTCACTGACTATCCACAATCTCACAGTCTTGTCTGTTCTCTACTTCATAGGCTTGGTTTTCGCTAAACATATGTGGCTTACGTTTTAGCTAGGGAATAGTTGCCGTGGGAGTTGAACCCACCCGACCCAAACAATGTACGACTACTTTTGAATCTGCAAATTCTACTCGCAGAAGTGTTTTTCGTTGACCGATAATGAGCAACTACTATCCATACATCTCCCATCGACCTGAACTATTGCAGTAGTGCCAGACTAAGTGGAGATAAGGATAAACACGCCCGGAAAGCATCGAACTTTCGTTAGAGGTTTTGGAGACCTCTTTCTGACCAACAGACAGACGTATATAAAGTTTTCACGATTTTTTGAAACTTGAAACGGTCAAACTTTTTCATTGCTTTCCAAAACAAGAGGAATTGCCACTATTTCAACAAAGTTACTTTCTAGAATTTTCGCTTCTCAATAGCAACCACAGGTCGCATCCTTCAGCAACGCACGCCATGTTAGGGATTTGAACCCCAGAGACTTTTACATCCAGACTGTTTTCAAGACAGCACCCTCGACCAACCGGACACATGGCAAATATAGCATGGTTAATTGCTAAAACAGGTATCTCAACTCACAATTATGCATATCCCCCTGCGAACAATGATATGCGTTCCCACTCGTATAAACGCAGATACAAGGATTTGAACCTTGACAGCATTTCTGCTGGATAGCTTAGCAAGCTACTGTGATACCATTACACCATATCTGCAGTCGGGAGGTTTTTTACTTGGTTATCTCCCACCCAAGGATTTTTTAGTCAGCCGCAAGCGGCTCCATCAAGTTCCCATGAGATAAACATTAACCGGTGTATTTATCCCCTATGCTTCTGTAATAAGCATACTCGGAGTGTACTTGCAACAACACCCATTGTGACGAAGGGACTCGAACCCATACCCCACAGCTTAGAAGACTGTTGCTCTCTCCATTTGCGCTACGTCACAATGTGCGTTTCCATAAGCTGTATGCCTACATTTAAGGCACTGACACAGCGCAACACTTATGGATATTTTTATTTTCGCAGGGCATCCGCCAGTTACCTGCTAGTCGGTTGCGATCCGACATCGTGGGGAAAGAAGGAGTCGAACCTTCGGTGTTTCTAATGTCACGGTTTTACAGACCGCTGCAATCGCCACTATGCATATTTCCCCAAAACCTGTGCCGTATAACCACAGCTAAACTTCTGGCACACCTATCTGCTACCTACCGATTATTGCAATCACGGTATCGTCTTATAGACGCAGATAAAGTTTTCACCGCTATATGGTTGCAAAGCTTCAAGCGGTTACGTGGAAAACCCTCACGAGCCTTGCGACGGCTCTTAACAGCATTCCGCTATGAGGTGAAAGGAGTGTCTCCAATGGAAAAGTATGGAAGACAATTCGCAGATGGCAAAGACAGAAAGAAGAAAACATCTGCGAAACAGGACTACCAGGATTCGGACCTGGGATGCAGCAGTCAAAGTGCTGTGCCTTACCGCTTGGCGATAGCCCTAAACTCCGGGAGAGAGACCATCTGCTCCCGGATTATTTTCGTGAAACACCCTATATTGCTTAATTGTCACGCCTGCGCACGGTACTCTGTAAAACTTTGTGTTGTCGAACGCATTATTTCATTTTTCATTTCCCACACACAGGCTACATACACTCTTGATGCCTTGATTTCTCGGACACATATCCAATGCCAACACAACACCGGATATTCGGCAATAAAAATGGCTTTATGAATTTAACCCATTCAACGATGTGATATGGGATAATTCGCATAATCTCCGGTAACCACATAGGCTATACCCACATAAAAGTTATTCCAAACGCAAGGAACATTGCAAATGCGAATAAAATAACTTCGTCTGATGCTTTTTTCTGTTTAGGAGCATCAAATGCACTTGCTATTGCGAAAAACGCCATTACTGCGGTTGTCACGATTTTCAAAATTATGAATAAAATCATGTTAACTCTACCTCCCACACAAAGTAATTTGCAATCATAAATATCAGTCCGAACGCAATGCACAGCACTCTCGAAATTGTATCTGCACTAGAATCCCTTGCAATCTGAAAACAACTTCCGCAAATAGTAAGTAATGCTGTTGAAGAACATACTTTTAAGAATTTCCTGATTATCTTTTTCATTTTTTCTTCTTCCTTTCTTCAATTTCATCAATCATTGCCATTACCAGTGCTTTAGCAAACTGGCTATTGTTGTGCATTTTAATCAGCAGATTGCCTTGCCGGATAAGATACGACCAGTCATCATCCGTTTTCGGATTAGCGCACTCTTTATGGATTTTCCAAACTTCTGTGTAGATCTCTTTAATCTCCGGTGGCAATTCACATTTCTCCTTAACTGGCAAATCTTCTTTAGGCTCTTTATCAAGCCTGCTCTTTTGGTGCTTCATCTGACAGCTAACCATTTCTGTAACGTTCTCACGGTCTCTTTTGATTCCGTGACCTTTCAGAAATAATTCGCATTGCAGAACTTCACCACATTTTGAACATTCGTCTTTTATCTCTTTCCCAAATATCTGCATACGCTTAATCCTTGCTTATGACTACTGCTCTTAAAAATACTCCGATGATGAACAGGATATACACCCATGCAGGAGCATGCAATTGAACCAGTATCCATGCTAAAACTATGTAAATGAAAATCATGTGGTACACCTCCTAAGGGTCTTTTTTATTTTTGAGAATTTTTTAAAAATCATCCACATTCTCTGTAAAACTTTTCTTCCCGTCCGTCATCATAAATAACTCTTGCAATCGGTTCTGCAGAATGATCCACTTTCTGGCACTTTGGAATACTAAGCATATCTACTCGGTTCTTTATAACCTTGATGTGATTGTCTCTCAGGTATTCTTTGTAGTACCACTTGTCAGATAGCTTGTTTCCACCGGAAATGTTTAGTTTTTGCTCACATTCTTTCTTGCCTATCTTTCCAGTTTTGTACTCCTCTAAAATTTCTAAATAGTTTGATGCCGGCAACATTTTAGGTCTTCCTGTTTTCTCCGCTCTTTTTATGACCCTTATGTTTAATGATCCATGTGCAATTTGATGGCAAACATGGCAAAGAGGTACAATGTTCCCTATATTGTTTGTTCCTCCCAATGCCAAAGGAACTACATGGTGATACTCTACATCCAAATTACTTCCACAGTTACAGCAAACTGTTCCAAGCTTATCTTTAAGTTCGTCCTTAAATGACGGTCTGTTAAATTGCAATTTGTTTTGTGTGTAAGATAACTCCATGTTAGTATCACCTCCTGTCGAAGCCTTTTTATTTTTTGGGTAGTTTACTGTACTTAGTAGGGCGGGTTTCCGAATTTCTATAAACCCCCTCCCCCATCATCACCAACATATTTCAACTATGCGCAAAATTCGTGCTTCGCGCAGTCTTTATTGACACGTCCTTAACTATCCCATATTTCCGCACGTTTCCGTAGTTGTTGCTACTCATTCGCATCTGCTGTATCATCTCCATACGCTCCGGAATCGGTCAACATTGATGTATTTTGTCCAAAATTTGTGTCTAATCGCGGAAGTTGGTCGGCTGTCCTGGTTATCTTGTGTACAATCTCTTGCTGTGTGGTCTGTTTCCGCCCGTGGTCGTTGTTTAATCGTTCCGTTGCTCCCAGCGCATTCCGCAGATTAAAAGCAACAAGCTGATCACAATCTGCATCATCTAACCAATTTACAAAAGCTTTTCTGACCTCGTCCATGCTCGATGTACTTGATTTAGTCCTCCAGGCACTTAAAGCCTGTTTAGATATCCCTGTTAATATCTTAAATGTATCAGCTGTGGCAGTCATATCATAAGCATTAGCTAACTCCCTAAGATATAAATAAACCTCATACAACAGATCTATGTTGTACGCATTGTAGTTAGTTAGCATTTGGTTGATACTATTATCCACTACGTTTTGGGGTATATCTTTTAATACATTACTAGGTCTTATATAATTATTATATATATATTGCATGGCACCATTAAAAACCGGTTGCCGTTGTGATCTCATGTCATCGATGCCATAAGCTGCACAATAATCGTCAAAGTATTTACGGATATTTTTTTTAATCTCGTCAATGTTTGGAATCTCTCTGACGTCCTGCACCGCTCTGCACCTCCTAAAAATCTGCAATAAAAAAATCACTAAGCATCACTTAATAAACCCATGTTTTTTTAATCTCCTCCACAGATCAGGCAAAACATAAATTTACAAAAGTGATCAGCTAGTGACTTCTGATCGGTTCCGGTCTGTCGGCTCCGGTGGTCTTGGTTACAATCTGGGCGGATGCATATCCAGAGGGGGTTGGATTTGCACCGCTGTCACTCGCACCGTGTTAACGTCGGCTCCCTAACTGCTTTTATCATAACACAAGACCTATTTATAAATCCACAACAACCTTTTACGTATTTGATGATTTGTTGTTGTGGTATGTCTGCCGGTGATCCTGATCAAATAAAAATCATGCGATTAAAAAATATCATCCGTGTAAATTTGACAAATGGGATTTTTTGACAGACAGACAGGTAATTTTTGCAGATGGGTACATGGTGGCAGCTGGTCGGCTCTAGTATTTATATATACTTGGTTATACAATGTCTTTCTGCACTTATTTACTTTTATTTTATCTAACCTTTATTTTATCTAATCTCCTTTTATTTAATCTGCGTCTACAAAATGTCTACAATTTGTCTACAAAATTTAGCACGTTAAAATGTCACAGTGAAAATAGATCAAGAAAAGCAGGCTGTTACACCTGCTTATAGATTACGATATTTTGATTTTAATATGTTTATAAAATCATCTGTTAATAATCCGGATTCTTTTGCTTTTTGTGCCTCCTCTCTTGCCGATTTTGCTACATTTATGTTTGATGTGGTCACAATCTTGATTTGCCTGTGATTAACAGATACGCAAGCAATCCATTTATTTTTTACAGTGTCCCAATTAACACCAGGGATGCCGCTATTTTTATGTATTCCGGTTGATTGCTTTTTATCGATATATATTTTTTTCGATTTCTTGACTTTTTCTTTGTTCTTTTTATTCCAATCCTCAGATTGTTTATTATCAATTATTTTTAAATGTTTTTTAGCGCATTGAGGGCAAAATCTTTGTAAGCCGCTGCGCTTAATTATATCGCATCCGCAAGACTCGCACTGTATAATAGACCCAAGCGGAGTTGTAGATCCGTGCTTGTTGCGCTCTTTATATCTTTTGCTTTGCTCTTTTTTTCGTTCCTGTCTGCATTCAGGACAGTAAAACGCCCTCGGCCCACCTAAAAAGCTGGTTCCGCACGTTCTGCAGATTCTTGGTAGTATATTATCTTTCATCTTTTTACTCCAATGCAAAAAGCGGAGCTTTTCGGCTCCGCTGAATATTTAATAGCACGGGTTTTCTTTTGCCAGCTCCCAAACCTCGTTGAATTTTTGCTCGTGTCGTTTTACATACTCATTAAAAAATTCTTGGTCTGTACAAGGTGCTAATGTTCCATGTATTTGCTCTCTTAAATCGTCATCCATAAAGGATACCGCCAAATCATAATCAATGTTTACTCCATATTCATTTACAACTGTTTTTCTCATGTTATCCACCTTTTAACCTTTCTTTTTTTAATTTGCATATGCCTTTTTGGGCTGCCAGTTATAATTATATGCTTTTTTTCGGTAGTCCTCAAAATCTCTTGATGTCTTGCGGATCATTTCCGCTTTTACTGTGATCCGGTCAATTAGTGCCCTGTCACCGTATGCGGTCTTGCTGGCCAATAACTCCGAATCTGTCATGCTCTCCAGTGCTTGGAGCGTTTCCGCTTGCACCGTCTCCAGTGCTTGGAGTTCTGCCCGGTTAAATTCTTTCAGCCGTTCTGATTCCACATTTTCCAGTTGCTCCCGGTAGTACCGGAAGAACTGCCGGACGTTTGAGCGGATCCGGGCGGCTTTCTTTGCTGTGATCTGCTCCGGTGTTCCTGTCATGTCGTTCACTCCTTTTCTCTCTGTATTCGCTCCATGCCTTGATTGTAAATTTCTTCCGCTTCTTTCCGCTTGCGTTTTACCCATTCAACATTGCTTTCGTCTGACCGCTGTCCAGGTAAGCCCGCCCATTTCGGAGGATGTTTAACGACTAGTGCAACTTCTCCGTGCTCTCTAGCGGCTCTTTCTGCCGCTGTTTTGGCTTGTAAAGCGTGTAGCCGTTCATTTGCCTGCATGAGTGCGATTTTTTCGTCTATGAGGCTTCTAGAGCCTGTCACGGGTGTTTCTTTCGGTTGCTCTGTCACCGTTTGCGGCTGTACTGGTTGCAATGCTGCGATCACGGCACCTATAACAAACTGGTTTACGCTTATACCGTTCTTTTCTGCTTGCGCTTTGATCTGCGGTTCTAGGTCTTTCGGGAATCTAATCATTTGGTTAAATGTTTCCGCCATTTTAGCACCTCCTTTTCTTGTGATATCATCTATGTGATATCATTAGTTTTTTATGATATCATTAGTGTGATATCATGGCTATGATATCATGACATCATTAGTGTGATATCACTTGTTTGATATCGTGATATCACTATAGCATTTTGTGCCTTATATGTCAATATGTTTTTGTGCCTTATTTTAATATTTTTTCGTCGTGCTCCAGTTTTTCCGCAACAGCTAATTTTATAAAATCGTTCACACTCTTATAACCTAATTTATTGATACGGTCTTTTGTGCCAGTTGCAAAACGGCAATTCACCCGTTCAAATTTGTTGTCGTATTTGTAAATTGCTTTCCTTGTTGCGTCCGTTGTTTTTCGCTCCATTGTTTGCACCTCCTTATATAAATGTATCTTTATTATATTTGTTTGTGCCTTATATGTCAATATTATTTTTTATCTACTATAATATAATCATGTTTCTTTTTGTGCCTTATACATTATGCACAACAAAATCGCTTATTTTGTGCCTTATATTTGTATATTATTGCGTCTTGTTTTTGTGCCTTATATCTGTTATAGTTATCTCAACAAATAAAAAAGCCGGTGACACCTACCAAGCGAACACCGGCACCCAAAAAGAAAGGCACCGCAATTATAACACGGTGAAAAGGTAAAAGCAATATGTTGAAAACAAATTGTAAAAAGGCAATGGAGAACATAAAAAAGGAAATTATTGACGCTTACGAATCAGCGGAAGAATATTATACCTTTAACGGCAGGGAAGCGAAGAAAGAATACAACGATATTTGTAAAGATATCATGAACGCATTTTACATTGAAAAAGTAAAATATGATTGCAGGAGAATGAGCCGTCAAGAATTATTTATTGACTGGATGTCAGGACTTCCAACCGCTTTCCCTGTATCTGATGAAATTTATTTGCGTTCTGCATCCGACTGGGTGGGAAAAATCTTGGAGCAGGCAGAAGAAGAAAAGGAAAAATTCACCGAGGAAGAATCCGAAAAATTAGCTTGCTGTTTGCTTTTCAGGGAACTTGAAAAACACGCAAGCAAGGCAAAATAATAGGTTGACAGTATGGAAATTATAACCGCTTTATTTTCCGACATTGCTGCCGGGTACATCATCAGATATTACAGAGAGTTAAGCAAGTAAGATAGGCTTACAACCGGGATCGAGTCCCGGTCTTGCTTTTACCCGGAAACGGGAAAAATTGAAAATGCGGAGGAGCGAGAAAATGAAAATTATAGAAAAATCGAAAATGCCTGACGGCACAGAAATACAACTAGAGGATTGGCACGACAAAAACACAAAAGATTATAATGATTTATACGGTTATGTAATAGGTGTATATCCAGTTGCTAAAAATTCCGGTCGTTTTGGTTGGGTAAAATCCGGAGAAAAATTTAGAATATCAATTAATTATAATAAATATGCAAATTATACTGATGAAATGGTGTTGAATGATTTTGAAGCGTTAAAAAATGGAGAAAAAACATTATCAGATTTAAAAGATCATTTTTTTAATAACTTTAAAGATCAATTTTATTTAGGAATCATAGATTTTGAACCTTGACAGCCGCCGCAGAGGATGCCCGCCGGATCACTACCGGCGGCGGTTTTATGGGTGAAATTTACCCAAAAATTAAAAATAGGAGGTTGCCAAGATGAAAGAAAAGAACCTTGAAAGACTTTACAAGCTGTTAGAGCGTGCGGAGCGAGAGAAAGACACGGAGACAGCCGCCGCCATTCGGTGGGCAATTTTTGAACTTGAAAACAGATAAAAGACGGCTTGCAACCGTCTTTTTGACGTGTCCTTCCGTTTGGCGGTCTGTTTTCGTTGCTCTTCTGCCGGATCCGGTCGGATTATGTGCACAGGTATATTGACGGCTTGCGATGGCTTGGTGTACAATCAAATATTACAAGGGGGATTTTGCCAAAATGCGAAAATTGGGAATAGGTCATGTATATGACATCATGGATAGTGTTTTAGATGCTGGAAAACGGTTGGAAGTCGTTTTAAATGTGGAATCTACCAGGGGTGGTCTGTCTCCGGAATCTGCGGAGCTGCTACGGTCTGCGCACGATGCTATTCTTTCGGCTGTCGGAGACCTTGCGAAAGCTGTGACACGGTGACCGGATGCACCACAGGAGCTTACAAGCGTTTCATGCCTTGAATCGGCATAAAAAAATTAGTGAAAAATCTCTGAAAACGGATTTTTCAGCTTGAAAAGTGCTACCCCGGGGGGTATTTTGAAAAAGGCATTATATTTTGACGAAAAAATTTTCTTTTAAAAACCTCTGAAAACGAGATTTTCTGTTGAAAATGCAGGCCTACGGGGGTATCGAAAAATTTGACCCGAAAATTTTCTTCACATTCGTGACATATTTCCTATCATGTGCTACAATTTTATAAAAAACGAAAGGGGATTTTTATATGAAATGCTACAAATGTGGTTCAGAAATGAGAGTTGTTCCGGAACAGGTGGCTACTGATGAGAAAGGTCTTCCTGTGTATCACAGAATAGGTTATTGTGATTCTTGCATGGCTAAATTTGACATTGATATTGTGGAACAACAAAATAAGAAAAAGAAAAAGCAAAGCATATTAAGTATACTATCTGTTGTGTTCACTCTTCTTGGTCTTACAATTCCAGTAGCAATTATTTTAGCCATTATTGATATTGTTAAAGGCGATAAAAATAACAAAAATCACAGCGGTTCATGGTTTTCAATTATTTTTTCTGTAATTGTAATTCTTGTTTATTTTTTAGGTGGTCAAAATGTGGAAAACCAAAATGTTTCAAATAATGTAAGTATAGAGTCTTTGACAGAAGCAGAAAGTAAAACTATGGAAGTACCAAATGAATCAGTCGAAAACTATCTTGATTATCAAGGAGAAAATACAAATCAAGAAACAGATTCTAAAATAGAGTCTACGGCTACTCAATCAGAAAGTAATGTAATGGAAAATGAAAATTATGTAGAATATGAGCAGGAAGATGATTTATCAGAAGAGGAATATAAAAAATCATGTGTTGAATTATTCTATGATGATATATTTTTCTCCCAAGATGATTTAGAGGGAAAAGATGTAAAACTAAATCTTTTTGTGTCAGAACTTTATGAATTAAGAGCAAAAGATATGTATTATGATTATATTCAAGAAATGTTTGGAGAATATAATTTACAGCGGAATTTTTTAAAATGCTGTGTTTTGAGGGAAGGTACTGAAAGCTATATGGGGGAACAAATCAATGTACTGTTTTCTAATGATTATGGATTAAACGCAACCGATTATTCCGGTGGTGAAAAAATAACTGTATATGGAAAAATAATAGGATACAGTACGAATTCATGGAGAGGTTACAACAAATGTGAATTTATGCCATTATATATAGAGTAATTTTTAGAGCATCCGCAAGGGTGCTCTTATTTTAAGCAAAAAAAGAATGCCCTCCACGACAAGGACACTCTTTTTTTAAAAATACATGTTTAATGCGCTTTTGCTGAAAAGTATTGCTACTGTTCAGCTGGTTTAAATTATAACCTGAACAATTATAATTATAGCATTTGTAAAAGCACTACGCAAGCATTCTCATGTAATTTTTGATAATTTCATCAGCCAGTGTAAACACATTTCTTCCATAAGTGGCTAGGAAGTCTGCGACAATCTCTTCTACCTCAATCGGCATGGTAAGGTTGTATGAAAATGCAAACGCATGGCACAACTCATGGCAGAGAACACGGTCAAAGAATGAGCCATTGATTCTGTTGGAAATATAAATGCACTGCGTATTTCGGTCTGTCATTCCAAACGTATATGTGTTATCAGAACGCATTAACATAGTGCTGTGTGGCTCTAAAAGCCTTAAATTCCAAACGATTCCATTTATTGTGAACATCTTACCACCTCCAACATAAAAGGGGCTAAATAAGCCCCTTATGTGTGTTATCCGATTTTTGTAACCAGTGCAGAAAGCTTGCTTTTAAGGACAGACTTCTCTTCCGGTGTGGCATCATTAATGATTTCAGACATATCCGTTGCCAGTTCGGTCATGTAGGTGTTCAGGTCACGGACTTTTGCTTCTTTGTCCTGCTGTGTATTTGCCTTATGCAGTTCCTTATTTTCCATATAGGTTCTGCGGCTCATTCCGCTTCTACCCTCTCTTGCATCACGCATGGGACCAGTAGATGTAGAAGCTTCAGTGTAGTACATTCTTCCCATGTCTCTATCCATGTCACGGTGATACATTTCCGGTGTCATGTGGTAATAGGGTGGCTCTTCATACCCTCTGCGGTAGGTTCCACGACCTTTAGGTGCAAATCTGCCGTCAGCATAGCGGTAATGGTCATAAAAACGTTTACCACCGTCACCGTAACGATCAAACATTTCCATGTTTTCGTCCGGGTCATAGTCCTGCATGGCTTTTGTCAACTCACGGTAATACATAGCTTCGGATAAGTCTTTCATCATATCAATGACGTTTCCCATTTCGCAAGTATCTACTTTGTCAATTCCTTTGTCAAACTGCGTTTTAGCGCATTCAGAAAGTTTTTCAATCATTTCATGCATTCTTTTAACATCCATGATTTCCACCTCCTACGCTTCACGAACGGCAATTAAATTGCTGTTCTGTACCTCAATAGCCTGTGTGGAAGTGTTCTGAACCGCTACTGTGCTGCAGCATCCACGAGGAACATCAATGTAAGCCTGTGCAGATACATTGAAGAAATTCTCTACTGCTGCCAGAGTTACAATCATTCTTGTGGACTGTAAAGGTTCTCCGTCTACTGCCAACGCAAGGGAAATTTCCCCAACAGTTCCACCAGTGGGAATCTGAATGTTACCGGAATAACTTACAAGGAATCTTGCCCGGCACTGATTAGTGATACCTCTTAACTTCACAATTCCGGATCCCTCTCTATGATTGATACAATTACTTCCATTTACGGCAGTTTCGGTAAAAGCAATGTCTGCTCCTGCTGCCACAGTCTGTAATGCTACTGCTGTATATTCAGCCATAAAAAGTACCTCTCTTTCAAAATAATAGGGGCAAACCATGTAGTCTGCCCCATGTTGTCAGTAATTCTGCATAGCAGACATAACCATAAGGTTAAGTTACTCGATATGCAGTTTTAACATCCGCAACCAGTGTTGCAACCACACCCGTAATATACGTTAGGGTTGGGAACCTGATATGCAGGAATAGGTGCAGGTTTCACAGTGTTGATGATCTGCTGTGTCTGAGCCGCCATCTGAGTAGTGAGAAGTGCATTCTGCCGATCCTGTGAAGCTGCTCTGCGCAGATCGTTATTTTCTGCGGTCAGAGTTGCAATCTTGTCTTGGCATAAGTAGTCAAGGATTGCTCTCGTACCGGCATTTTGACTATCGATAATGTCACGAGTGTTGTTGTTCATGGTGTTCTGCAATGCGCAAGTATTCGTTGCCATATTGTAGTTTACACCCTGGATAGCTTCACGGGTATCGCAGCAGCACTGCGCTAACTGTGCCTGTAAAGCGTTAGCATTCTGCATTCCTGCTACGGTGTCGGCATTGATAGCCTGTTGGATGCCATAGCCAGTCTGTAAAATGTTGGTATTTACGCCATTAAATCCGGTAAGCATACCGTTGTTTACAGCGTAGAATCCGTCACAAAGACCGTTGTTGATTCCGTCCAGTTTACCGATGATAGACTGGGTGTCGAACCCTCTTTGCAATGCAGAATCGGTGTAGTAACTGGAATTAGAGCCATTACCGCCCCAACCATTACCGCCCCAACCACCAAAAGCGAAGAAAAGGACGAAAATAATAATCCACCAGGCACCGTCGTCACCCCATGCACCGTTGTTTCCATATCCACTGTTTGCAGGCATAACAGGCATGGTAAAGGGAGTATTGTTACTCTCAAACATAATTTTTTACCTCCATATAAGATTTTTTATACTTAATCTTGCAAGAATTTAGTATCTACTTCATAGGAAATTGACGCTTGAATTTATCAAATTCGGAATCAAAATCCATACCACGTTCCTTAGCAATATTTCTTCCTAACTGCTCTACTCCGGCAAAATCTCCTTTTTGAGCCATGCCCATTATATTTTTAGCCATAGGGTTTGACATGATCTGACTGTTTCCCATCATATTTTGGATAAACTGTCGCGGATTCCCCATTGTCTTAAGCATCTGCATAGGATTCATCATATTCATTCTGCATCATCCTTTCTTTGCGATTGTGGAGTTTTTCTTTGCGTTTGCGAAGTTTTCAACTGCTCAATCTTTTGTTCCAGTTCATCGAAACGCTTCATAAATACCGCTGTGGCTTCGTCTGATAGATCAAATTTCGCCTTTTCTGTGTCTGACGGTGAATTGTTAGGGTCTGCATCTAAAACAGGCTTATAGAGCCTTGTATAGATTTTCCCATCTGCTCCCCAGGATTTAGCATAGATCTCCGACAGGTCTTGTTTGGGGAAGAATGCTGTGTTGCCATCCATAGGAACTTCATTCGGTGCTATGCACTCTTGCGCCGGCACAATACGACCGTACATCTGTACTGCGTTTTGCTGCGGCTGTTGCATAAACTGCTGTGGTTGGAACTGTTCCTGCTGTGGCATAAACTGTCCGTACATAGGTGTTCTATACTGCGGATTGAAATAGTTCGGATTCATAATCGGCTGCGGCATGGCTGTTCTCCCTTTCTTCCATTGATTCTATCTGTTTCGCAATTTCAACTTCATCAAGTGTCTGATATGTCGGCTTGTTCATAAGTCCCAACGGACTGAAATTCATAAGCATTACCAAGTTCTCCTATAACTTCTTCTGTGGCATGGACTACGATTGATTGATATTTAAGCGGAACACTTCCCATCTGTTCTTTACTAAAAATACGTTCCAGTGCTTCATCTGAAAATCTGAATTTTGCCATAAGGTCATTCCTCCTTATGCTTAAATTTTGGCATAAAAAAAGACGGTCTACCCGTCATGTATCCGTCACATTTCATTCACTATAAAATTATTGGAATCTTTGCAAAAAACTCCTTTCGTTTTAGGCTTGACTACTATTTTGACTACTATTCGACTACCCGTTGCCCGGGAATGCCCATTTTATCAGCTTTTTCGAGTGGAAGCAAGGGGGCTCGAACCCCACTCTATTCCTCTTACTTTCCGCATATTTACTGGCTTTCTAGGTGTTTTTTGTTGATTACTTTTGACTACTTTCGCAAAAATAGTAGTCAAATCACCTTGCCTGTAAATCTGGTATACTACTCAAAATAGACGATTTCTTTTCAATGGTTTTCCTGTTCCTATGATAGTGTATTTCTGATGTCATAATATCTGTATGCCCCATCTGATCCATAACAAGTCTCTTATCCACATTGTTATCCATAAGAATAGTTCCATATGTCTTTCTTACTTTGTGCGGTGGCTTTGGATAAATTTTCAATTTCCTGCAAAGCCTTTTCTGCCTTTGTCTAACCGCCTGTGCGGTGATCCTAATATCATTTTTTGTAAAAATGTAATCTCCAAACGGATTCATGTGTTTTATTTTATCGCAAATCCATACATAATCACTTGGTATAATTGCTGTTCTGATTCCTGCCTTGGTTTTAGGATACTCTTTTACTTCAACAACATTGTTTCCGTTTTCATCTTTATACTTCGTCTCCGTTCTGCGAACGTTAAAAGTATTATCAGAAAAATCGGAATGCCTTAATGTTACAACTTCTCCGATACGTACGCCAGTTAAAAACATAAGCAATATCGCAACATTAGAAGTATCAAGGTGGCTGACAAGATACTTAATCATTACATCAGTTTCATATTCGTCGAATACTTCTTCATAGTCTTCTTTTATTACTTTTTTAAAATCACTATCAGATACGTCAAGATTCTCAAAAAGTTCTACAATATTAAAATCAATAAGTTTACGTTTTTTCGCCCGTTTAAGGAAAGTTCTTGTAATTCCTTTTAGACCGGAAAAAGATTTAGGTGTCAACTCTTTATCGGCAATTTCTTCCTCTAAAAAATCCCCCCATTCATCTTCTGATATTGATTTTATTCTTCGCTTACCCAACTCTCCATAGTGTCTGAGAAAATATCTCTCGTCTCTGTCGTATGTTGCTTTACATATCTTTTTAAGAGACAATCTCCGGTCTTCACATTCGTAAAACACTTCTGTAACTGTTGGATTTTGCTCTTTTTGGTAGTAAAACTCAATAACTTCTTCTTTGAGATCTTCCTCGCTTTTCTTTTTTACAAGTCTCCTTCCTTTTTCTTCATCTGGCAAATAAGTTCTCCAGTATCCGTCTTTGCCTTTGTTGATTGCGTATTGGTGTTTCTTCAGATACTCCTCTTTCTTTTTCATTTCAATGCTTTTTTGCAAAGATTCCGTGTCAATCATACCATTGCTAACGGCATATTGCAATATTTCCATATCAGAAAGTTCCAAATCTATCACCTTCTAACCGCTTAAGTTTATTTTTTATAGACCTCACTCTTCTTTCTACAGTAGTTACAGAAATGGAATGTCTAAAGGATATTTCTTTTTGAGAAATTCCTTTAGACAAATCCCAAAACACTTTCTCTTCCTCTTCCGTGAAATTGGCGTTCCGGAAGATTTCTTCAAGTTCTGGCTTAGTCAGTTTTGACAACTTCATAAGCCATTCTCCTTCGCTAAATTTCAGTTTACCTACGCATTCGAAACTATCTCTTTTACTTTTTTCTCGTAAAATTCATCCGAAATATACTGATCTCTATAAGGGAATTTACTGTCTGTCAGAACAGCATAGGCTTCCGCCCAAGACAGACCTCCTCTTGCTGCTAATCTGTCTAATGTCTGACCACAGTGGTTTTTTAATGCCTGCTCTTCATGCGGTTTGATGATATCATAGGGAATGTATTCTTTGCCCTTTTTCGTCATAATCGGAAATTCTTTCATATACTACCTCTCTTTCAGTTTAAATGTTTAACGAAAGCTGTCTGGCATCCACCTCATAATTCATCCATAGGACTTCTGTCCTCGCACGTCCGCCTTCTGCTCTGGTAACCTTATATGCCTTTTGCCATTCTGAAAGCATATCATTATACATGTTGTTGTCATATCCTGATATAAGAACTTTCCCCAGGTGATTAGCAAGGGTCTTTAATAATTCCTCATGTTCAGCATCCTGCATTTCATACTTATAGAGGTAATTCTTCCTTGTCCCATGCAAATATGGCGGATCAGCATAGATAAATACATCTTCTGTGTTGTACCTTTCTATCAGTTCTAAGGCCGGTAAATTCTCAATCTGAACTCCCTTTAGCCTCTCAGTAGCCAGTTTCATTATTTCAGGAAGTTCGCACCACGCTTTGGCCGGATTTGGAGAATTAGTCTGTTGGCCTGATTTAAAACCATTCTGATACAAATTCCCGCACCCAAATCCCATCCAGCATTTAACAGCAAATCTTCTCGCTCTCTCTAAATCATCACAAGATGGTTCATAAGCTGCCTTATACTCTGACCGGGAAAATGGTGTAAAATCTATCGCACGTTCCAGTTCGTCACTTCGATCTCTCAATATGCGGAAGAAATTTACTATTTCTTCATCGATGTCATTAACTGTCTCAATGTGACTACGCTGCTTATTAAAAAACACCGCCAAGCTACCAGCAAAAGGTTCTACGTAAACATCATGCTTCGGTATGTATTCGCATATCCAAGGTGCAAGACGATTCTTTGCTCCCGGATATTTTAATATGCTTTTCACACTTTCACCTTCCTTTGTTAAATCCTAATATTTCACTTTAGATGTTCATAACACCAGACTTCCATCCTGCTTTTTTAGCCTCTTCTGAAAGAATCTCATTTTCTTCAGCTATAGCCATTTTTCTTTGTTGTTTTTCTAAACAATATATTGATAAAATTTCATCCACCAACTCATTAATACTACATAACATATCTCCGTCAACCTCTTCGGTTCGTTCTGCATCATTTAAAATATTTTTTATATCTTCTGCACATTCATGTATTTTTCTCATACAAATGCCTCCATAAATCTTAATATTTCAGTTTACTGATCCTTATCTCTTGCTATTGCTTCCCGAATCCTGTCTGCAAACAGAGCGCAGGCTTCATCTACCGATGCAATATTATCTCTTATATCCTGAGTTGGTATATCAAGTTCTTTTCCAAGTTCATAGAGTACCTCGCAGACACCATCTGTATAAGTTGCCTCCTGCGCCGATTTCTCATAATTTGAACATTCAAAAAGACTTTCAGCAATATCAAGTCCTTTGTTCAGTCCCTCCATGTAAGATCTTTCTTTTTCCGATCTAAGCTGTGACGCTCTTTCCTGTATTGCTCTTGAATCATTGATTGCTTTGAGAGCCTTGTCCGTATCAATATTTGTTGCTTTATACATTTTTTCTACCTCCACTAAATCCTAAATGATTTTCTTTTTGCGCCGGAGATGCGCTGCCCAGTACTCCGTTATCTTGTACTTGGGGCACTCGTCCCTCCACATCTCCCGTCCTGTCTTGCCATCCCAGTGGATGCAATCCTCGCAGTTATAGCACGGTTCATCCATCTCTCCCTGGCAATGGTCAAAGCAGTTTGGATTATTTGCACAATGCTCGCAGATACATCTACTGCAACTCATACCATTCCTCCGCTAAATCCTAAAACTACCATCCCATATCATTTCTATCGCCGATGGCATTGGGATCTATCATGTATGACATATTTAACTTTGCTTCCGCAAGTTCCTTCTTTAATTCCTTCACCTGCTTTTTTAATGCTGCATTTTCATCCATAATTTTCATGATTTTGCAATCTTTCTTCTGATCACACTTGTTGCGCACAGAATAGTTATCACACATCTGACAGATCTCTGTCTTACTCATATTCTCTACCTCCGCTAAATCCTAAGTTACTTACAAAAGTCGCATACTGTATTACACTTTTTCCACTCTTCCGAATGTTCCGCATATCCATCAGCACCGTTCAAATATTTATAAGCAAGTACATTTAGGCACCTTTCACAAGCAGATGCTAAAACAGCAATGGCTTCTTTCAACGTGTAATCTCCACTATTTACCATTGCAAGGATAAGATCTTGATTTCCACCGCCAATGCCTGTATGCTGTTCAAGTAATAGAGTGGTTTCCGTACCATAATCCCATTTTCTACCCCAGGGTTGCCACCACTTTCTTAACTGACTGCATCCACACGCAGCACATGTATGTCCTTTATATCCCTTTATTAGGTCGTTGTCTTTTTCCCACCATTTTCGTTTATGCTTACAGCTTGATTTTTCATTCTTATCATGCACCTTATATATTTTTTCCGTAACCTCTAAAGGGAAGCATGAATGGTATGTAACCACACCTTCCGGTATATCACAGCTATAATCATCTGTTTTTTTGATCATCTTTCCGTTTTTATCCTCGTACCAAATTCCCATTTTTAATTTTTCACGATCAATATTCATATATTATTATCCTCTCATTCCTAATTTAAGCTAATATGTGAATTTCCTGTTTGATATCATCGCTTTCAATATCCGATACTGTTTCTTCGAAAAAAATAGCATCTTCTCCATTCATATCTTCTTTAGTAACAGTTTTTCCAAATTTAATATCATATCCTGCTGGTAATTCCATAAGTAATACTATTAATTCATAATTTTTCATCTTCATATCCTCCAATTCTAAGTTATTTTTCATTCTCCTCAGCATTGCTGATACTAATCTTTTGCATTGCCGGTAGTGCCAGTGCCACTAAACACCACGCTGATCCGGTATATTTGATAGCAAATATCACCGCTGTTGCCGTAGATATCCAAGCTGCTGCATAAGCAAACCACACATTTTTATTTTTCATAGCATCCTCCTTTACCATCCGATGATACATTATCCTGGCATCAATCCATACTCTGGTAAATCCCGGAGCACGTACCGTATCCGGCGCACCTCTGTCCGTCCAGTATATTCTCCACCTGCGAACTCCATTAAGATTAGGACATATCCCAGCTGTACATCATCTTCATCTTTTCGCAATTCAAAGTTACTTATTTACCAGTTCTGCCAGCTGAATAAAATCAAGAGTTTCGCACCCATCATATAAGTCATATACTTTCTCCACGATTTCATCACAATACCCTGCTTCTTCCAACTGATCCGAAAAATCAGGATCAGAAGATGTACAACCATATTCTGTTTTTGTTGATTTTTTCTGAAATTTTTCGTTTTTAGACATTTCCAATGTTTCAATGCAACCATTATCCGTTGTTTCAATGCAATATTTCATGTGATTTTCCTCCTGTTTTTTAACTTTCTTTTGAGTTTCTTTCGATAGATAACTCAAATTTTTAATTAAATTTTTCATTTCTTAACTCAAATTTTGAGTTACTATTTCACTTTTTATTTTCTGATTTCACTTTCTTGCTCAATATTTAAGTTTTTGAACATTGCACACATCACATCAACCACGATACTGTTACCAAACTGCTTGTAAAGCTGTGTGTTGCTGTTGACCGCTGCCATCTTGGAGATATCTTCATCAGATACTCCCATAAGACGTCCACATTCTATCGGTGTCAGCTTTCGAATACTATGTTGTAATTTCACACTTTCATATAATTTTCTCATTGCTGGCTCTGCTATTTTTGGTACATTGCAATGACCAACTGTAAGTGTAGGTGCAATTCCATCTGTATAAACAACTTTTCCATCCTGCGATGAATTTATTCTTCCAGCAACTTTTATAAGACAATTAGAACCATCTTTGTAATATCTAGCTGGTATTGTTGATGCAATGTCATCAACATCTTTAATCACTGCATGAAAAGTATTTCCTTTTTCTTTCTGCTTTTTTGCGTGTTCCAAAAATCCTTTCAATGCCTTATCACTTACATAGAATTTGTCATCAATCACTTCTTCTTGATAATCACGTATTCTTTTTGTAAGTTGTATAGCTTCAGGAAAATTATATGAATATTCTCCCAAAAATGAAAACATGAAACATCTTTCACGGTTCTGTGCCACTCCGTAGTTCTTTGCGTTTAAGTCCTGCCAGTAACTTACATATCCAAGACTTGTCAGAAAATCGATCCAGTTTTGAAAATCTACCATGTTTGCATCGGCATGGACTTGTGGCACGTTTTCCATGAACAAAATCTGTGGTAACTCACCTCCACCATCTCTTATCTCTTTCAGAATCCGTTCAACTTCCCACAAAAGACCGGACCGTGTTCCACTACCTTTTTTCATTCCTGCTTGCTTCCCGGCAACCGATAAATCGGTGCATGGAAACGAGTAAGTAAGTAAGTAAGTGAAGGCTTCCGTATTGCAGATATTCAAATCATCCGCATGAACCTTTGTTATGTCCATTGTATGAAAATCTGTGCCATGCACCGCATTGTAGCTTGCTACGGCATACTTATCAAACTCAACAACTCTGTAATGCTCAAATTTTGCACCGATTCTTTCCAGTGCCATTGCCTGCGAACCATATCCGGCAAACAGTTCTATCAGCCTTATAGGCTTTGTAATACGTATCTGTTCACGTATCAGGTCAAAAATGCTCATCTGATTCTGACATTCGTAATCAAACTTATCTAAATCACTCATTTTTTCAAGGAGACCGCATATGCTTCACTCTGGCCAGAGTCTCGGCTCCTTTCTTGATTTTATCTAACTATTGTTTCACTCTGTTCCTTGTACTGTCTCCCTGCCATCTGCACCAGATAATGCTGTAAGGCTTCTGCGACGCTGATACTGTGCTTTACGCAGTATCGGTCAACGTAACGCTTAAAGTCCTCATTCTGCTCGTACAGGGCGGTGTAATCAATGTTCTGCATCTGTTCCACCTTTTTCTTCTTTCTTCATAGTAGCACATATGGTATTCCCGGAAAACGTATCTGATACTCTCCATCAGGGCAGTTCTGTTCATGCTTGTGCATAAACCACTCGAAAACAGCCTTGATTGCCATTTTGGTAACGTCTTCCTTTTTTCCTACCCATTTATCATTTTTCAGATTGCCATAGTAAATAGTATCTGTGATAGGGCTGACACCCATTGCCTTAGCCATCTAATCCGCCTCCCCGTAGCGGAACCTTTTTATAAAATCATCCGCATCAATCAATCGCATCGTTTATCCTCCTCCGGTTTCTTGCATCTTTCAAATTCGATAACCCACACCCACGGATTAGCGCCCCAACCGTAGCGGTCAATGTCGGATTTATTGATGGTTGAATCCCAAAGGTCATGAAACATCCATTTTACAAAATCTTCTCCAACGTGTTTTAAAGGTTCTTCTTCAATTCCTTCTTTCACACACCCTTTTCCGTCAATATTCTGCAACCGCTCCACTTTTACATCCGTAACTTTAAGCCAGATTCTAGCGGCTTCTTTCGGCATGTGGATGGAGGGATGCCACCTTGCATCTCCGCTTATTTCGTTGGTTGCTCGATACATATAGCAACCACAGGTTTTATCCAAAACACTTTTCTTTGGTTCTTTGGGGCAATTCCCTCTTTCGTCTCCCTCACATTTCCAACATTCAAAACGTTCCCATGTTTCCCGGACATACAGGATGTCGCCCGGACAGATAGGACAGGTTCTTTCTGCTATGCTTAACTGCTCCGTATGTTTCTTATCTGCAAAGTTATGTACTGCATAAGTTCTCTTGTCGGCATTGTAAAATTCCATATCCGGTACGGTATACTCATTTGCATCTTTGCATATCCGCCGGGTGCAAGTCTTTCTTCCGTCCAGAATTGCCAGAACCATTTCTGTATTGAATAAAATCGGTTTAATTGTCATCTGTTCCACCTGCCTTTACAATCTCGATTGCTTTGTTTATGCACTCTTCTATGCATTTTTCATATGGAGTGTTTTTATAGTAGCACATCTCTTCATTTCCATAGTCCTCCAACTGCTCTACAATCTTGTTCTGGTCGTAGATCTTACTTTCTGTAAATGCCTTTTCCATCATCACTGCGGTTTCCAACTCAAAGTTACCGCAGCAGGTACCCATATCCGCAATACATCGTTGGAAGAAATCTACAAATCGGTCTGCGTTATAGTCCACTTCAAATGCCTCTGGAATATCAATCAGTATTTTCATCGTTCGCCCTCCTGTTCCATGCTTCAATCAGCTTTTCTTCATTGTAATCTTCTTTCAACATCATCATTCTTCCACAATTCATGCATTGTACGTAAAATTCGCATAAGATAGCACTTTTTTTCTTACATGATGGACACGGCTTAAGTTCTTCGCTCATTCTTCACACCCCTTTTCTTCCAACGCATTGTATAAGCGCAAGTATATTTCAAAATCATTCGGGTTCATTTTGTCCGAAAGAAAATCCAAAAAATCCTTATTTTTTAGGCATTCCTCCACCGTGCCTATCTTGCGGTACTTCTGTACCTCTTCCAGTGCCTTGATTGCCATCTCGTAACCTTGGATTTCGTTTTTTCTCTCGTAATTTTGTGTACACATTTTGGCTAAATCAATAGATGTCTCAAGTTCTTTGATTGCTTCATTCTCCGTCATGGCTACTCCTCGCTTTCTTTCTGTAACCATGTCAGCGTACAATCCTTACAATCATGGCTAAAATCGCATACCTTGTCACTTTTTAATAAATTCCGCAGGACACATAATAGCGCCATCGCCAGTTCTTCGTCCGTCATTCTCCTGATCCGGTCTGCGTTGGTCATAGGGGAGTAGTGCTCGCAATCTCTTTCTATGTCCTCATGCGGACAGTCGTTGATTTTGTCGCACCATGAGTACGCATCAAACCCGTTATCCTTTGTTTCTAAATTCTTGCAGTTATTACATTTCACCATCTTCCACCTACTTTTCTTGCAAAAATCTCTTGATGACATCAATATCTCTGTCCAGCACGCTTAAATGCTCTTTGTTCATTTTTTGATAGACAATCAAGGGATTCTGTCTTCCTGCCTTTTTTGCTCTTAATACTTCCCATATACCTTTCGGTTCTTCAATCGTCCATCCGGTTTTGATAAGCCATTTGCGAAAAGCATCCCATTTGTTGCTATGCAGTGTGTTCCTATTTGCCATATTCTACCTCACTTTCCTGGTACGTCTCCGGCAGTGGCATCCAAGCTATAACATTTACGCTATCAATATCATCACCGAGGACAAACCGTCCTCCCAAATATTGTACAAAGCAACAACGGTTTCGATATGTATCCCATCCAATTACGCTATTAAGAGATTCTTCCGGCAGTCTCTCGCTAACCGGAATCCACTTGCCATATTGTCCCTTCTCCTCGGCATCCTCATAGGCGGCTAGCTTCTCCGTTGGACTTCCGTTACCGTAATCAGGCAGTCTCCAAATTGTCTCTCCGCATCTTTCGCATTCAAACGGATGCTTATATACCGCCACTCCGGCTATATTTCTAGTTGTTAGTCTCTCCATCCTTGCTCCTTTCCGGAATCCTCGGTCTCTCTGCAAATTGAGGATAACTGCAGTCATATGGAATATGATTCCAGTGGTCAAAATGCCCCACAATAGAACTGTTTTGCATACTGTATAATTCATTCTCGCTATGAAATCCTCTGCTCACGATTTTGCACTCCTTTTCCCGTATGTACTTGCGATTCTGTATACATTGCAAAGTTCTCTATAATATATTTCCTGGGCATGGATATAAGCATCCACACGGTCAAGTTCCGTTTCACACCACTTGGCAAATTCTTCTGTGGATAACGGTGTCTCTGAAGTATCAAATTTCTCACTGTTATCAATCACAAAACTCACCATATCAACCGGAATGTGGTTCAAATCCGCAAGAATCTGAATCTGTTTGTCCTTGTCCTCTGCTTTTTTATAATTCGCCAACAATTCATAGCCTGTCATTTGCATTTGCATCACCTCTTATCAAGTTTGATTTCATTGTCGTAACAACGCTTCTTTGGATTTCCCTCTACGGGAGAAATCATCTTTTTAGGGTCTGTGGTGTATGCTCCGTTTAGCTTTACACCTATTTTGCTTTTTTCATCCACGTAGCAAGATGGCTTGTAACGATCCGGTGGAATGTAGTTGTGAATGCGCCAATGCTTTACAAGCATAACACCACTATCGAAAGATAAAAGGAATCTATTGTCTATCAATGCTTTCAAATCATCATCAGAAGCACCGCACATCCTTATGATTTTCCGTGGGTTATTTACAAATCCGTCATCATCAGCGTTCATACAGATATGGAAATAAAGCATTTGAGCCGTAGCAGGAATATCCAAAAAAGCATCACTCTCAATTATTTTT